CTTTTTTTTATATTACCACCAATATTAGTGGCGAAAGTGGATCTATGGCTAATGGTACCCTATATAAGAATTGGACAGTAAATCAAAATAGATATGCTATTAATGTCTATATGGCTAGTATATACCCCGTAAATTCCGACATGCTATCTTGGTCCTGCCTCGATAAGAATGGTAATGCTTTTAGTCCTAACTACGATTTACCAAGTAATTCATACTTTACAACAAAAACAACTGGATTGGGTTCTTATACTCTTACAAAAGTTTCAACTCCCCCTGTTAGCGATGATACTCCTATACTCTCCAGTAGGTTTAACCCCACTAAAAAATATCCATTAGATTTGAATTTTTATTGGGCAAGTCAAAAGCCAACTTAATACCCGTATTAAGATAATATCCCAATTATAAAAGCAATTACCCAGAATATAAGAGCCAGTGTATATGCAACAGAATACCTATACCAGGGATACCAGCAAGTAATATAAGAATCTACTTTTAGTATTTCTGGATGTTCTTCCTCGTATTTTTTATCCTCTTCTCTAGAACTGTATTTATGAAATACATAGAAGGGTAAGAATACGAGGAAGATTATTAGAGCAACTGGGAACAAGAGTAGGAGAATTATCTCCCACCCTTGCATTGATGTCCCAGCATAATTACCATCTCTGTCAAAAAAGTATCTCATAGTAATCTATATTTTAGGTATCTGATTAATAGATAAATCGGAAATAGAGGTAATACTATCCATACCGATATGAATAGAATAAGAGAGTGTATTTTGTGAGTATAGGGTAAATAATCCAAGCAAGCCCTTACAAAAAATACAGTGAACGGTAAGCATACCAAGTAAATTATCGCTAATACCGTAGTCATCATTGTTCTTTGAAGTATTTGTTAATAATCTTGGTAAGCTTCTTATCAAATTCAATCATCATATCGAAAGCATCTGTATCTTTCATACTTCTCATCTCCTTATCAAGTAATTCCATGTTTCTCTTAATTGAGAAATAGGCCTTATATGCAAGGAAAACCTTTTCATTTTCTTCGGTAAGCGGACGAACTTCTCCCTTTTGCCCATCCAATCTTGGATATGTATCATCAGGACCCAAGGTTCTTGCAACTTTTACTCGGTTACTGAGCATTGCGAATCCACCTTTTTTATCAATAGATTCCACTGTAACTTTCTCAATGATGGGTCTTCCAGATAATGTGAAGATAACCTCATCCCCCTCTTTGAGCTTTTTGATTTCTTTCTTTTCTTTTTTCATATCTTTATTTATTAAGAATTTTTCTTTATGCAAATATACGAAATTATTTCTTATTTATTGCATTATCAATCATATTTTTAATAAATTCATAGGCATTGCCCCGATAATCTTCTAGCATTTTGTATTCCTGTGGAGATAGAATTACTCCGTTTACTTTAAAAAGCTTTCTTAGATGTTCTGGTATAGTGCCTTGGTGAGTGATGTTATTATAACGGATAATGAAAAGCTTCTCTCGGTCTTCATCAATAACTCCCAGAGTGTTTACTGGTTGGAGTTTAGTTTGGTAAATACCACCAAAAGCCGAGGGCACCATTAAAATACTTCCCGGTACTCTAGTTATCCAATGAGAATAATCGGGAGTAATTACCGCAATTTTACCCTCTTTCTCAAGCTCTTTATCATAAGCTAATCGATTAAACCAAAAAGCACATTGAAAACAAACTTGTTTTCTTGCCATAAGTTGGGGAATCTCTCTAGTTTCATCGAATTCCTCTAAATTAATTGGTTTGCCACATATCTGGCACTCATTTTTCTTGTCCATATTGCATTATTTTATAAGTTATATATGATAATAGAACCTCTAAACATATTGAAAATGGGTTATAAGCAATACTTTCGTTACTAAAATTGAACCATTAAAACTGATAAGTTATGGATAAACTAACAAATGAAATGATTAAAGACCTTGCTATTCGCTTAGGTCTAGAACCTGCTCTATTGAAAGCTGTTCAATTGGTAGAAGCAGCAGGTAGAGATGGGTTTTTAGCTGATGGTAGGCCTCAAATCCTCTTTGAGGGTCACATTATGTACAAAGAAGTACATAAGAAATTCCCTGACAGAGATTTAGCTTACCTTTGTAAGAGATATTCTACGATTTTCTTCCCTAAATGGGATAAATCGAAGTATTTGGGAGGTGTACACGAGTACAAAAGGCTCGAATTAGCCAAAGAAATTGACGAAGAATGTGCATTGAAGTCTGCAAGTTGGGGTATGTTCCAGATTTGTGGGTTCAATCACAACCTCTGTGAATGTAAAGATGTCTTCGAATTCGTTCATAAGATGTCAGAATCTCATGCAAATCAACTAGAACTCATGTATTATTTCATGAAAAACTCTGGTTGTTTGAGTAATCTCAAAGAAAAGGACTGGGCTGGCTTTGCCAGAAAGTATAATGGTCCTGGGTATGCCCAGAATGCCTATGACCAAAAGTTAAGAAATGCTTACGAAAATTTCAAAGATAAGTTATGAAAAGATGTCATTTTAACAGCTGGGTAGCAAAGGTATTCCTTTTCCCCAGTTACAAGGCAATAACTATGTTGTACAACTCTTTTTTCAAGCATAGAGTAGAGGAGTGTAAACCGGATGATATCAACCATGAGAGAATCCATCAGGTACAACAGATTGAGTGTAGTATAGTCGGTTTGATACTTGGTATCATACTCTGGGTATTATTCGATATATCCTTCTGGTGGGTAGTAGTTCTCTGTTTTGGTCTCTTCTACCTTTGGTATATTATCGAATATCTTCTCATTCTGTGTTTTGCCAAATGGGATAAACAGAATGAAAGGTATCATGATGTAAGTTTTGAAGAAGAAGCTCACAATAATGATAAAAATCTGAGTTATTTGGAAGACCGTAAACCATTTGCTTGGATTAAATATATCAAATTGAGAAGTTACAAGAAATGAAAAAGTTAAGGGTATTGGGAGTGTGCGCTGGACAGGGTGCACTCCTGTTCCCTTTTAGGGAAAATTTGCTAGGGAATATAGAAATAAGGGGAGTTTTTCATACAAATTGCGAAAGTCAATGGAAGTTAAATTTTGGTGATATACCATTCTATAAGGGCTTTTGTTTACAAGAGTTCGATGAGAAAGTAGATATAATTATATCAAGCCCGGATTGTGGCTCATCTTCAGTAATGAGGCTGTCTAAAGTAAAAGAATTGGGCAATCCAAAAGATAATCGTAGTCTCAATCTAGTAATTTCATCGATACTCAAGTATAAGCCTAAGATATTCCTTATAGAAAATCTACCAAGACTGCTATCCTTGCTTCCCAAGAATTTTTTTGAGGAAACCTTTAAGGACTATAAACTTATTTTTCACGAAAGGTCAGTTTTTGATTATGGAAATTCTCAGATATCTAGGAAGCGTTTAGTTATCATTGGAGTACATAAAAAGACCGGTAAGAAATACTTGAATGCTTTTAATGAAGTATTTCAAGTAAAAAACCCAACAATTACTAGAAATCTACTTAAACCCCTCACGTTTTCTTCAGAAGATGATACCAATCAAATCCCTTGGATTAGTAAAACTCTGGCAATGTATGATTATCGAAAATTGCCTGAGAAAAAGAATCTAACTGTAGCAAAGATACATCGACTTTGGGTTAGAGATTTCAAAGATGAAAAGAAATGGCCTATCAAAACGGCAAAGATGAATACTCTCCCGGGAGTATATCGATTGGAGTATGATAAACCTCCACTAACCTTAAGACCTGCAGATAGGCAATTCAGACCAGACGGTTATCCTTTGGGGGTTGAGGATTTTAAGGCAATCATGGGATTCCCAAAGAAATTCAGAATTTACCTTCATGAAAACCAGGGTACCTCTGAAAAGGATTTTAAGGATCACCATTATTGGCTTAACAAGGCAAGATACACAATTGCCAAGGGCTCGGTTTATGAAGTAGGATTATGGTTCAAAAAATGCCTCAAGAAAATTGACTCATCAAAACTGAGCTAAATTGAGCTGTTTGAAAACCCTTTTTTCTTTTTATTAAGTTTTTCTTTTTTAGGAAAGTGCTTTCTGGTAAAGAAAGCTATAATCCTATAAATCAACTCTGAAGGTAAGAAAGGGATTGTTAAGGGAAAACAAGGAAACGAGTGAGTACCAGAGTTTCACTAAAAGCGAAATTACCATGAAGAATTTAAAAAGGGCCTTGTTTATTGTACTTCTAGGATTTACTATTTACCTTTGCTTCAGGAATTACAAACTTTCTCGAGAGGTTGATTCCCTGGAACTAGCGGTCAATGAAATCCCAGATACAGTATACACAGAGAAACCCTTCAAACCAGAGAAGAAGTACTCAGAAAAAATTGAACCAGGTAAAATCTTAGTTCATGATAATAAGCAGCCAACTCTCTTTCCTGATTCCATGCTAAGGCTGCCAGCTATCAGTAAACAAGATTCCCTGGTTCAAATTGTTTTGAAGAAAGATAAGTTGAACTTAAGTCTGTTCAATAAGGAGACTAACACTTATTCAACTAGATTATTCCCAATCGATTTAGATAAGTACAACTACAACTGGTATGAAGGTCAATTAACTCGAAAGAAAGTTGCAAGGTTATCACTTAGTCCATACGTTTATGGCAAATACAGACCTTTCAATAATCTCTTCGATATGGGAGCTGGTCTTTCAATCAAGACTAAGAGATTTAATTACAAATTCGGAGTCAATACCTTTTACTACCCAAAGATAAAATCTGGTATAGGTACTGACATCGAATTTCAAATAACGTATAACTTTTAAGTAATGGCAAAGACTATCTCAGAAACTAGAACTACATTAACTCGGGAGGAGCTATCAAACCTATCCCGAGTTTCTAGTGATGTTTTCTTTTTTAGCCTTTTTTGCTATGTGATACATCCAGTAAGAGGAAAGGTAAGATTCGATTTATACCCATTTCAAAAATCGGTTCTCTACAACTTCATTGCCCAACGATTCAATATCATCCTTAAGTTTCGTCAGGCAGGGATTACAGAACTTATTTCTATGTACTGTCTTTGGTTGGCGATGTACCATCCCAACAAAAAGATAAACATTATCTCTATCAAAGACACAACTGCTAAGAAGGTGCTTAAGAAGATTAAGTTCATGTACAAGAATCTTCCATGGTACCTTCAAACTCCCATAATCAATGGTAGAGCTGGAGAATACGGTTCTGCTTCCATGATAGAATTTGATAATGGGTCATTCATCGAATCAATTCCGACATCATCCGAAGCCGGTCGTTCGGAATCTCTTTCCCTTTTGGTAATTGACGAGGCAGCAGTAGTTAGATGGGCTGCTCAAATTTGGGCTGCTGCTTTTCCTACTCTTTCCACTGGTGGAGCTGCCATCGTCAATTCCACTCCTTATGGAGTTGGTAATTTCTATCACTCAACTTGGGTAGATGCCATTGCAGGAGGTAATCCTTTTAACCCAATTCGATTATACTGGCAAATGCACCCAGAACGAGATATCAATTGGTATAACCAAATGTCTTCTGCTTTGGGAGCAAAACGAACTGCACAAGAAATTGATGGTGACTTCTTATCATCTGGTAATACAGTCTTCGACTTAGCCGATATTAAAGCTATCGAAGACTGCCTTAGTGATTACCCAGTTATTAAGAAGAGATTTAATGGTCAATACCGACAATTCTGTGAACCCGAATCAGATAAAGAATATTTCATTGGTGCAGACGTTTCAACTGGTAGAGCTTCTGACTACTCTTCATTTACTTGTATGGATAAGCTAGGAGAAGAACAAGTAGTATATAAGGGAAGAATGGCAGTGGGAGCTTATGCTAAGTTACTTGGTGATACTGGGAAGTTGTTTAACTGGGCAGTAATAGCTCCAGAATCCAATGACGTTGGTTTATCAGTAACTTCTAAGCTTCAAGACGAAGGCTACCCCAACCTTTACTACTACCAGAAGATGCTAAAGAAAAAAGGTAAAAGTAGACCTGAAATGGATAAATCCCCTGGTTGGTTAACCACCCAAAAGAATCGTTCAGTGATAATAGAAAACTTGGAAGAAGATATTCGATTAGATCACGTAATCATTAAGGACCCATTCTTTGTACAAGAAGCTTATACCTTCATCTATGATGGTTTAGGTAGACCTGTTGCAATGGGTAAACATAGGGCTAACAATTCAGCGGTAGACGTAGATCTTGAAGGAGATGTATATGCCGATGATGATATCTTCGGAAAAGCAATATGTAATCACATAAGGAAAGGAAAAACTAACGTAATCGTACAACCAAGATGAAAAAGTACTTCAATTTTAGTTGGGGTTGGGGACGTAAGAAGGACCCTCCCAAGAATGGTACATCCTCTAATAAAGAGGAGAAGCCTGCCACATCAATTTCACCTGGTAGGGTTTCAGTTGACGATGATAGCGATAACTTAATTACATCATTACAAGGGTTGACTAAATTAGTTGAACCCTCTTTTCGTGTTGATGTGATACCTTTAATTCGGGATTTATATAAGGTAAATCCTGATATGGGCATTGCATTACAAGATATGTTTAAGTTAGCTAACACCAGTCATACAGTAACTTTCCCTAATAATACCGATGAAGAGGCTTCAAAGATGAGAGAACATCTTAAGAAAGCCACCAAGGGGTGGACCAGATATACTGCTGGTATAGATGGTTTAGTTAATAAAATGATTGTTCAACTTCTTGTAAGTGGGGCAATATCTGTAGAAGGCGTACCAAATGACAAGCTTGATGGATTGGCTACGGTATTATTCCTTAAGCCAGAACACATCAAGTTTAAACGTGAATTAAATGGGGTGTATGCTCCTTACCAAAAGAATATGAATTTCTTTGTTAAGCAACAAGATTACATTAAGCTTAACCCAGAAACCTACTTCTATGTTGGTATGTTCAATGATACCGATGAACCTTATGGAGTTCCTCCATTTATGCCTGCATTGGATTCCCTCAAAGGACAAAATGATATGAAGATTAACTTCAAACATATCATGGAGATTTGTGGTATGGTGGGTTTCTTAGAAGCTAAGATGCAGAAATCTCCACAAAGACCAAATGAGAGTATAAAAGCTTATGAATCCCGATTATACCATGAACTTAATATCCTTAAACGTAATGTTAAAGAGGGTATGAAGGATGGGGTAGTTGCTGGTTACATAGATGACCATGAATTCAAACTCAACTCTACTACTAAGGAGCTCGGTAATATCGAGAAGCCTTGGAATATGAACCAACAATCTGTAGCAAATGGGTTGGGAGTTAATGGCTCTATCATTGGGGTATCATCTACTACTGGTGAAGGTGCAACGGGTATAATGCTGTCTAAGATGATTAGCCAGTTAAAAAATATCCAAATGCTTGTAGCTTATGTATTGGACCGACTTTATTCTCTAGAATTGCGTCTGGCAGGATTTAATAATAAGGGAATGAAGATTGATTGGGGAACTTCTACAGTTTCTGATGAAGTTAAAATCCAACAAGGTCTTCAGTATAAGATACAGAACCTTGACTTATTGTATAAGGCAGGTATCATTAGCCAAGAGCAATATGCTTGGGCAATGGGTTATGATTCACCAGATGAAAAGGAACCAAGAGTTTCACTTGAGGACCAATTTGCTAAGGGGGGTAATACAGACCCACAAGAGGGTACCAAGAAGAAACAAAGGCAGGATGATAAAAACCAATCTGCTCGTAGGTCAAGAGATAAAGTAAACCCGGCTCCTTCTCGAGGAGACCAAAATACTAAAGCAAGATGAGTAAATTTACAAAGAAAAACAAAGAGCATCTTGATTCTATGGTGATAGGTCAAGGCCATACCATTATGGCTGGGTATATCCCAGAAGCAGTGGGAGCCAAGGCTTTCTCAGAGAATTATTACAAATGGAAAAATCCTACACCGGATTCCATTGCTCAATTTGGGTTTTGGGGAGGGGATATAGATTATAATACTTACTATCCCAACCTAGACAAATCTGAACTAACTCCTAAGGACGAAGAGTTTATCGAACCAATGTTCAGATTACTTTCGGAAACGATTGTATCTAAGAATTGGAACCCTACAGACTTTGGTCAAAATGGAGTATTGAAAGCTTCTATGAAAATGTTACTTGGTCAAACAGTAAACTGTGACCATGAAACTAACATAGGTAATGCTATCGGTGCTGTATCTCAGGTAATGTGGCAAGAGTCTTACAAAGATGGAAGCTTCACTATACCTGCAGGTATCAACGGTATTCTGAAAATTGATGGTAAAGCCAATCCAAGGATTGCTAGAGGTATACTTATGGAACCACCATCAATTCACAGTAACTCTGTCACAGTACAATTCAAGTGGGATAAATCACATCCTCAAATGGAGGATAACGAATTCTATCAGAAACTCGGTACCTATGATTCTAAGGGAGTGATGGTACGTAGAATAGTTACTGAGATAGTTCGTTACCTGGAGACTTCATTGGTATCTCATGGAGCTGATTCTTTTGCTCAAAAAATCGGTTCTGATGGTAAGATTATTAATCCTACCTTTGCTAAAAGAACTTGGGCATCTTATGAAGAATACAGAGACGATAAATCGAAGCAATACTTCTTTACCGATTATAAATCTGACCTAACTTCTTATCAAGAAAAGGACGATACTCAAGGTTCTTTTAATGATAATGATGCCAAGGATAATCAATTAAACGAAAAAAATAGTATGAACGAATTACAAAAATTTCTAGAGATCCTCTTCGGGGATAATCTGCTTACCCTTGAGGAAGGTAAAGAAATGAATCAGGAAACAGTAGTTGCCTGCATTCAAAGTTTGGTATCATCCAGAAATGAACTGCAAACTTCAGTAGATAACCTTACTACAGAGAAAAATTCTCTTACGGAACAGGTTACTAACTTGAATGCAGAAGTGGCTAATCTGAAAGAGATGGCAACTGTAGGAAAGAATCATATTGCTTCTCTTCGTGAAGATGCAGTAGCAACCTACAAAAAGTTGATGGGTGATAATGCTGATGAAACCATTGTTACAATGCTTAATGCAGAAACAACTGGTATTACTACTCTTGTTTCCTTGACTAAGGATTACCAAGCTCGCTTGGAAGAGAAGTTCCCTCTCACCTGCTCTAAGTGTGGTTCTAAGGATGTTAACCGTGCTTCTTCAGTTACTGAAGATGATACTCAAGGTAAAAAAACTACCGACGGTGCAGACACAACCAAGAATTCAGAATTACCGAGTACTAAGAATGTGATCGATAATTTGTATCGAAACAAAATTAAATAAGTTATTATATAAATATCCGCATTATGGAAACAACGAAAATCGTAAACGATCCTCAGCAACTTACTCTCTTTGGGGAAAGAACTCCGAGAGCGGTGATTTACAAGAGTGAATCCCACAAATTGCATCAGGCTTTCAATGTTAAAGCTGGAGAGAAAATTGTACAAGGTATGCCGGTAGCTTTAAATAAAGACGGTTTGATCTACCCTTGTACTGACCCGTCTACTCAAGTTTACTTGGGTGTGGCAGTAACGGATAACGTTAACCCGGCTTATCAGCCTCAAAGAAACTTCCCAGTAGAAGTAACAGTGGCTGTAGAAGGTTATATGATTTGTAACTGGGTATCAAACGGAACTATCGAAGCTGGCTATGTAACTCCCGATGGAAAATTGCTTAACGACCGTTTCGTTAAGGCTAATCAAGGTGTTTCAACTCCGTTCATTGCCCTCAATCCTGCAGAGGAGGCAAATGAGGTAATCCAAGTACTCATTAAATAAGAGAAAAGAAAGTTATGGAAAATAAGATTGATATTACAAAAATGAAGGCTCAGGACTTTATGAATGAGCTGCCGGAAATGGTAAGAAGCTTGGAAGCTGTTCGTTCCGGTTCACAGGATAAGAAGCCTGTAGAAGTAACCTTTGAAGAATTGGTTACAGGTAAATGGGGAATTTCACAGGATGAACTCTTCGAAAAGGTGGGCATCAATCCAAAGGTTGATACCATGCAGAACATATTTACTATGCCTCAGCAGAATATCCGTTGGATTGTTCCGGAGATTATCCGTGCTGCTATCACTCTGGGTATGCGTCAAGCACCGTTCTATCCGAACATCATCGCTTCAGACCAATCCATTAACGGATTGCAAGCAATTATGCCGATGGTTAATATGTCGGATGCTGCTCCTGCAAAGGTTAACGAAGCAGAAACTATTCCCTTGGGTGATGTTAGTTTCGGACAAAAATCAGTTAGCCTCTTCAAAATCGGAAAGGGTTTCAAACTTACTGATGAAGTTCGTAACTATGTTTCACTCGATGTCTTGGGGATTTATCTTCGTGACTTTGGTGTTCAGTTGGGTTATGCTTTGGATACTCTGGCTATGGACGTGGCTATCAATGGTAACAACCCTGATGGCTCTGAGTCTGCCCCAGTAATTGGTGTATACGAAACAACCAATGGCATTACTTACAAGGATCTATTGCATATTTGGGTTCGTGCTGCTCGTATGGGACGTAACTTTACTACTATGATTGGTGGTGAAGATCAGGCAATTGAAATGTTGAACTTGCCAGAATTCAAAGATCGTCATTCTGGTACAACTGAAGCTACACTGAATGTGAAGTCTCCGGTTCCCAAGAATGCTGACTTCTATATTCACCCGGGCACTCCAGATCAGCAATTATTGTTAATTGATACATCTGCTGCCTTGATTAAGCTTACCGCTCGTCAATTGATGTTGGAATCTGAAAGAATCGTTTCTAACCAAACTGAGGCTGTTTATGCAAGCTTAACTACTGGCTTCTCCAAGATGTACCAAGATGCTGCTCTGTTGCTGGCTGCAGATAAGAAGTTCTCTGAATTCGGATTCCCAGAATTCATGAACGTAGATCCTTACCTGATGGTTAATCTTGAATAAGAACGTCCGGTTTCATCTATATAAATTCCCAGAGAGGGTGGGTAACTAAAAAGACCCATCCCCTCTTTAATCAACTTTTATTTTAATCTTAGGAAATATGGCTAAAGATAATAAATACACATTAACTGTTGGACCAAGAGCTTACAGTTTTCATGACCAATCAACTGGTATTACCATTTGTAGAGGAGAAGAAAAAGAACTCACTCGTCGTCAATTCCGTACACCGAAAATTCAGAAGGCTGTTGCTTCGGGTCATCTGATTATCATTGCTGATAAATCGGAAATTGAAAAGTATTCGGAGGCTGACATCGAAAAGTTGGACAAGAGGTTAAATGCCCAGTTTAAAAAGGGCATGACTTTGGAAAAGCTTTCAAAGGGATATTCTCTTGAAGAACTGAAGCTAGTAGCTGGTTTACATGAAATCGTTGCCGAGAAAGATGATACAGTAGAAACACTTCTCCAGGCTTTGCTGGAAGAATTTGAATCTTCTTCTGTTAATATATGAAAATTACATAAGACAGACTAATATGAAAAATAATCTGGACTTTTTGTACGTTACGTCAGGTCTGGAAGTTTCATTCAGAGTCATATCCAAAGTCCCGGCCAAATCTATTTTTGACTGGGACTTTGGCGATGATAAGGGAGAGGTTTTCAATGGTGGAAGACATGTTTCCTATTCTTATGAAACTCCCGGTTTCTATACAGTAACCCTACATGTAACCAACTCTAATGGTTTAGATATCACCGTAGATAAGACTCTGGTAGTTTGTGATTATGGTCATACGGCATTAGCCGATACAATATATAACTTAATCGACCACTATATTCCTTCAGAGATATCAGAGGGAATGACCAGGGAAGATAAATCTATCTACATCACCAAATGGCAATATTATATTGGTCCTCTAGTAAATCACCAAATTCCACCAGATAAATATACTGACGAATTATGGTATGAAGCACTAGAAAACCAATTAATAATGGAATTGGCAGCATGGGATTTTCTTAATGTGAAGATACTTAACTTATTAACGAGTACTTCTGAATATTTAAGTCAATTAACTTCTACCAAAGAACAAACCGGTGATGGTACCTCTAAACCAGAACTTGCCCGAGGTGATAGAATTAAACAAATCACTACTGGGCCTACTGAAGTGCAATATTATGATACCTTGGCAGATGCTACAAGTTCCCTATGGAAAACACTTTCTCAAGCAATGCAACCTGGTGGATTAATAGATGAATTAAGAAAGAACCTTTGTATGTTAGCTTCACGGTTGGAAATCTACTTACCGTTCTGTGATGAAGTATTCAGAACTGTAATACCAAGGGTAGTTAACCGAAGAAAACCTGGTATATTAGATGGGCCTAACCCAAGTACACCAGTAAAGGGTGGTAATGACTCAATTTTAACTAAACTATGACAAAAGAACCATGGAGAATGGTAAAGAACCGCTCTTGGGATAGATACAAGAAAATTATCACCGATTTCTTGGATTGGGATGCTGGTAGACAAACCATAACTTGGGCAAAAAATGTTAACCAACTTCTCAGTCATGCCGAAGATAGTATACCCAAGTATTACAATATCCAAATCGAGGCATTATGTTACTACAATGCTTTCAGAAACTGGCCAATTAATAAGGCAACAGTCTCAGGAGAATTGGATGATGAAAACTTATCAATACTAATTTCTAAATCTTATATAGAACAAATCGGTTATCTTACACCGGAGGGTTATTGGGATTTTAATTGGGAACAAGATAGGTTTGTAATTAATGGTATAACGTATAAGCCTTCTGGAGATACTCAGACTGCTCAGGCAAAGGATGAGGCTTTAGTTTTCATGATTATCCTAAAGAGAGACCGAGATACCAAAGTTGAATTTGTAGAATAAAAATAAAGTATATGGCAAAGATGTTAGTACTGAGGTGGACACCAATTACTACAAACAGTGGAATTTGGTTTGATAGTAATCTGGTTATCCTCAATGGTACCTCTGGAGTTCATATTGAAATGAAAGGTAATGGCAATGATGTAACGGCATTTCAATCGATGACCGGAAACAAATTTGTCACCTGCTTTCAAGATTACTTCGGGGATATCTGGGATAAAATAATACCTCATCCTGGTATAGGCCAGGTAATAAAGTTCCGTGTAAATAGGCTTCCTGATTATGCTTGCATACGGGGAGATATTGAGGACGGTGGAGATGTAGACCCCGAAAATCCGGATGTACCAATGAATGCCTTCTGTGGTTCAGAGGGAGAACCATTCAGGGATATCGATTCTGAATTCTTACTGGGTCGTCAACGTGCAGTAATTAATCCTTAAATTTTATAAAATATGTATGTAAGTAAGTATTATACCTGCGAAGAAATAGACCAGCGGTTATTACAGGGTTACTATGATGACTTTGTTAAAGCTGGCTTTGGAGGAACTATAAATGAGTTCTGGGCCTTCGTACTTTCTATCAAGAATAAGGTAGATAAGAAAGAAGGATACGACTTATCGAAAAATGATTTTACCGATGAGTTGAAGGCTAAACTTGATGGCATCGAAGAACATGCAAATTACATCACTAAAGTTTCTCAGCTTGAGAATGATTTGAAATATCAAACCGAGGAAGAAGTTAAACAGATGATTAGTGATTTGGTTGATGGTGCTGATGATGCCCTTGATACTCTTAAAGAGTTGGCAGAAGCATTGGGCAATGACCCCAACTTTGCAACTACTATCACTAATAAATTAACCGACCTTCGTACTGCTTTAACCGAAGAGGTTAATCGTGCTAAGGAAGCCGAAGCTGCTCTGGGTGCTGCAGTAGCTGCAGTTCAGGATAACCTAGAATATGGGTTAGACCAAATCAATAAGAAGATTGATACCGTTAAGGCAGACTTAAAAGCTGAAATCGACCGAGTTGAGAAGAAGGTAGATAAGAATGCTGAAGACATCAAAGACCTTGAAGATAAGGTAAATCAAGATAATGGTGAACTTGAGAAAGAACTCAAGGACCTTATCCAAAAGGAAAAAGATGAACGTATTGCTGCCGATAATGAGATTAAGGAAAGTGTAAATGAACTTAAGACTCTACATATCAATGATAAGGCCGCACTCGAGGCAAAGATTGCCGAAGAAACTGCAAATCGTACAAATGCAGATACTGTACTGGATTCTAAGATTAACGAGGAAATCACTAATCGTCAGGCTGATACTTTAGCTCTTCAAGGTAAAATTGACCAAGAGAAGGTAGACCGTCATTCTGAGGACCAAGTTCTTCATAATGAAATCTCTAAAGAGGTAACAGACCGTACCAATGCAGACAATGCTCTTCAAGGTAAAATTGACCAAGAAGCTCAAGCACGTACTGCTGCAGACCAGATATTACAGAACAATATAGATTCAGAGGCTACTGCTCGTGCTGCTCAGGATTTAGTTCTTGAACATAAAATTGAGGATATAAAAGAGCAGGGTGTAGAAGACAAAGAACAATTACTTAATGCCATTGCTGCCGAGGCTGCTGCTAGAGAAAAAGGGGATAAAGACCTTGATGCTAAGAAGGTAGATAAACGTGAAGGTTATTCTTTGACTAAGAATGACTTTACTGATATCCTCAAAGCTAAACTTGATGGCATCGAAGAAAAGGCAAACTATATTACCCATCTCTCTCAGCTTATCAATGATGCCGGTTTCCAAACTGAAGAGGAAGTAAATGCGGCTATCCAAAAGATTATTGGTTCAGCACCTGAAGTACTTGATACTCTTAAGGAAATTGCTGATGCCCTTGGAAATGACCCCAACTTTGCAACTACTATCACTAGGAAGTTGGCTGCAATCACAGAACAGGTTAACCAAGAAATCGAAGACCGTATTGCAGGAGACGAGGCAAACAGTGCTGAAGTAGCTGCTGAAGTTCAAGCTCGTAAGGATGCAGATACTGCCCTTGAAACTAAACTGAAAGAATACGTAGACAATAAGTCTGCTACTGGAGATGCTGCACTCGGGGTTGTAAGAGATAACCTTAATAAGGAAATCCAAGACCGTAAAGATGCCGATGCCACAATTCAGGCTAACTTGGATAAAGAGATTGCCGAAAGAAAGACTGCCGATGAAGCATATACTCAAAGTTTGGCTAATGTTAACCAGCGTATCTCAGACTTGGCTTTGAGTATGCAAGAGTCTATCAATACCTTGCGTAATGAGCTTACCGAGCAGGTAAATGCCAATACTACGGCAATCGCTACTAACCAACATAATATCGAAAGAAATTCAGAGGCAATCACAAACTTAACTAAGACTGTAGGGGATAACTACAAGGAAGTTAAGGATATGATTAACGAGGAAATAGTTGACCGTACCAATGCTGATAGTGCTTTGAGTTCTCGTATCGATACTCTCAATATTGACCTTAATACTGAGAGTGTAGAAAGAAAAGCTGCAGACCAAGTTCTTCAGGTAAATTTGGATAAAGAAGCAGCAGACCGTACTGCAGCCGATAAAGCCTTGAGTACTGAGTTTACGGCTAAATTGGATAATGCTAAGCAGGCTTTGGAATCTGAGGTAGCTAGCCTTAATACTAAGCTTGAACAAGAAAAGGAAAACCGTATTGCTGGTGATAATGCTTTGGGAGTTCGTATTGATTCTCTAGAGGCAGGTAATACCGATGCTATGAATGAATTAAAAGCAAAGGTAAATGCTAATACTACTGCTATTAATGCAGAGAAAGACCGAGCAATTGCCAAAGAGACTTCACTTGAGGCAAAGATTGATACCAACCTTCAGAACCATAAAGATGATATGGCGGGTATCAACCAAAATATACTTACCGAAAAGAATGACCGCTTAGCTGGTGATACTGAGTTGCAGAATAATATCGATAAGGAAGCTACAGAACGTGCTAACCAAGATACCCTTATTAATAATGCTATTGCTCAGGAAAAAGCAGATCGAATTGCTGCTGACCAGGCAATGGATGGAAAGAAGGTAGATAAGGTAGACGGTAAAGTACTTTCTTCAAATGACTTCACTGACTTGCTATATGCCAAGTTGGATGGCATCGAAGAACATGCAAATTACATCACTAAGGTATCTGAGTTATTAAACGATTCAGATTTCCAGAGTGCTGAACAAGTAGAGGCAGCTATCCAAAAGATTATTGGCTCTGCTCCAGAGGTACTTGATACTTTGGCTGAGATTGCTAAGGCTCTCGGTGATGACCCTAACTTTGCAGCAACTATGACTGCTAAGCTTACTGAGTTGGAGAATAAGCTTGAAGCTGAAAAGAATCTGCGTGAACAAGGAGATAATACTCTGCAACAGACTTTCACTAACTTAAGTAATACTCTTACTACTACGGTAAATGAGTTGAGAACTTTCGTAACTGAAACTCGTACGGAGCTGTTAACTTCCTTGAATGCTACCAATGCTCTGGTAACTCAGAATGCTGCTAATATTCAACGTAATCTGGAATTGATTCAGGGTATTCAGGATAACATTAATGGTAACTATACTGCCATTACCGATTTGCTGAATAATGAAATCGCTGCTCGTAAGGCTGAGGATATTCGATTAGAAGCAAAGATTGACCAGAATACTTCTGACTTAAATACAGAGAGAGAGGAAAGAAAGGCCGCAGATAAAGTTCTCCAGGATAACATTGATGCAGAAGAAGCTGCCCGTATTGCTGCCGATACAGCTTTGGGTAAACGTATCGATAAAGAAATTCAGGACAGAACCGATGCTGATACTGCCTTAGATAATAAATTCACTAACATTACCAATGACCATGAAGAAAGACTGGTAGCTGAAGAAGGTACTTCTGATGCTTTGCCTGATACCATGGTTACCGATGTTAGTGCTGTAACAAGAACCGGTACCCAACTTTCTTTCAAGGTAAAGACTTCAACCAAGGATAATGCAAATAACCAATATGGTGAAGAAGTAGAAGCTACCAAGAACTTACTCCCGGTAACTCAAACTCTTGCAGGAGTTATGTCTGCCGCAGACAAGGTTAAGTTAGATGGGTTAGACCCCAATTCTCTGACGGATATCTCTGCAGCTTCAGATGCTAATAAGGTAACAGTAACAGTAACTAAGGATAACGGTTTGAATGCTGATACTACCGAAACTTTCGATTTGCCTCAGGTATCGGCTACTAAGGCTGGTACGATGACTGCTAAGGATAAGGTTGAGTTAGATAGAATCTCTACGGCTAACTTTGCTCTTGGTGCAGTAACTCCCAATGAAACTACTGTTGGCATAGCTGCTACTAAGACCGTAGTTGAAGATGGTACAGTAGAACAGAATCCTATTACATTGCCTGCCTCTACTGCAGAGAAAGCTGGTGTACAAACTGCAGCAGATAAGAAGCTGTTTGATTCTATACCAGATAATATTATTATCTTATCTGGTGATAAACCAGTTGAGGTAGGTCAACAAAGCAGTCATGTTACTTTAACTCATAATTTCTCTTCTAAAAAAGAAGAGGGTATTTATACTCATGAGCCTGAAGATTATAAGACTACTTATATCCCAGCAGCTACTACAGAGAAAGCTGGTGTAATGACCGCCCAAGATAAAGTTAATCTGGATGAGACATTACCCAATGATATTGCTCAAGAGGTTCAGGACCGTAAAGATGCTATCAAAGCTTTGGAAGGTAAATCAGAAGCCGCTCTTGCTCAAGAAGTAGCTGATAGAAAAGCTGCAGATACTGCTTTAGATACCAAGTTTACTAAAGCTGTAAACGATGAAGCAACTGCTCGTACTTCTGCTGATACTGCATTGGGTGCAAGGATTGATAAAGAGATTGCTGATAGAACTGCGGCAGACACTGCCCTTGATACTAAACTGCAGAATAACATTAACACTCTAGAAGCTAAGCATGATGCCTTTGTAGCAACTAAGGGTAAGGCTGATGGCTTTGCTCCATTGGATGGGAATGGGTTAGTACCTGCTAACCATTTGCCTTCATATGTAGATGATGTACTTGAAGTATATGCTACCTATGATGTAAGCCCCACTGGAGGTCTTACTAATGTTCAATTGTATACGGATGCAGGTCACCAAACTCCCGTAGTTGGAGAATCTGGTAAGATTTATATAAATGTTGCCGATGGTGAACCTCCATACCAATTCCGTTGGTCAGGTACTAAATTCGTAGACAGTAATACTTCGTCTCTTATCATTGGGGAAATCGCAGGTACTGCTTTCGAAGGTAGTAGAGGTAAGCATCTTGAGGATGTGGTATCTAGCATGCCTAAAAATTTAATTAGTAAGGTTTCAATAGCTAACAAAAATAAGCGTAATGTTATTATCTTATGTAACTATTCTGCTACGGATGGTCAAGGGCATTACATTGATAAACCCGATGGGATGGTAATCCCTCTAACCCCAGCCACTACTCAAGAAGCTGGTCTGATGGATGCCGATAGTGTAATAAAGCTTAATCAAACCTTACCAGATGCTATTGAAGCTGAACAAGAGGCCCGTATTGCAAAAGATAATGCTCATGATACCTTTAATAGTTCTCTTCCAGGAATTATTCTTACTGGATTCACTCTTACCCATAATTCAACTAATGTAAGAGCTACTCTTAATAATAAAACTAAGAGTGCAGAGGGTAAGACTTATGAAGGTGCTACAGATTTAATTAGAGATATACTTGCAGCAACTAAGACTACTGCAGGTGTAATGACTGCAGCAGATAAGACTAACTTGGATAATACCGTACAGGGGTTGGCAAATGAGATTACCAATAGAACTAATGCCATCAATACTCTTCGTACAGAATTGAAAACTTACGTTGACGATTTGATTGCCGATACTGGTTCAGATGTAACTGCATTAGAAACTAAGGTAAATAATCACATTGCCAATAAATCTAATCCTCATGCAGTTACTAAAACTCAGGTTGGATTGGGTAATGTTAATAATACTTCCGATGCTAATAAGCCCGTATCTACTGCTCAAGCTACTGCTATTGCTGATGCTAAGGCTGCAGGTACTGCTGCTCAGACTTCTATCAATAGCCATGCTGGTAGAAAGGATAATCCTCATACAGTAACTAGAGCTCAATTGGGATTGGCAACTACTGACCAGGTAGTATTTGCTAAGACTACTGCTCCTTCCGGTTTCTGGAAAGAGTCTTCCGATGAAAGATTGAAATCTAACATCAAACCATTAACCCATACTTTGGAACAGATTTGCAGTATACCTACAGAATCCTTTATCATGGATGGTAAGGAAGATGAAGGTACCATTGCACAAGGTTTGGAAGCAGCAGGGTTTAACCATTATGTGGAAGAAGACCCAAGAACTAAGGATTCAGTTCCTAATCCTGAGGAATTCGAAACGGTTGTTATCGACGGTGAAGAATATGTATTGGTAAAACAAGTTAAGTACCATAAGATGTCTACTCTGGCAATCGAAGGTATTAAACTTCTTTACGAAGAGATTAAGGCTTTGAAGGCTGAAATCTCAGAACTCAGAAATCTTAAAGATGTAGATTAATATGGGAGAGATAGCAACATGGAGTGCTGTCAAAACTAAAGTAGGCCTTGGTAAGACAGGTAATGACTGCCCTACCAAGGCTGAATTGTTAGCACTCGCCTCTACAGGAACGGGGGAAAGTTACGTTGGCTTGGAAATCTCCAATGCTAGTTCCTATGGTAATAACGAAGCTGTTAAACTCGAAGATATTCATAAGGTAACTTATAAGTATACATTCACTTTGAGATACTCCAGTATAAGTTTTGATGCTTTAGGTAACCCCAGTAGTTCTAATTTTGGTTTTGCGTTTACCAGTACGAAGCAGAAATATTGGGATAATGTAGCTAATGGGTCTGCTGTTAGTGTTAATTACGTAATAAACAGTAAACCAAGTTGGATTACTAACTATAGTAAGCCGGCAGATGGAAAGCCTTGGAAAGCTTCAGAGAATCTAGACCTAACCTCAAGGTCTGGTAAGGGGTTGGCTACTCAATCTGAATCTGGTAAAACCGTGGAATTCACATTTACCCAGGCAGCAGCATCTCAAAGTTGGTCTCAAACATTCTCAGTGAATCCCACTTCTCTGTCTTTTGGGGCAACTGGAGGAACAAAAACATTTACTGTAACCTCTTATAAACAAGAATTGAGAAATGGGCATAATTATGGTAACCAAATTGCTTTAACTTATACTAGAGCCAACTCTGGTAGTGTATCTGGAAGTGGTACTTCTGTAACTATGGGTAATAATACTTCTACCAGTACACGAAGTGGTACGGTAACCTTAACCCAAGCTGAAACAGGGAAGAAGTTAACCGTATCTTGTTCTCAGTCGGCAGGTTATAAAAGCTACAGTGAGATTACAGCAAGTGGAGGTGCAGTAACAGATATCCCTGCAAGTGGAGGTACTAGAAGTTCATTCTCTACTATGCCCTCATATTCTCAAACTTGGGGATGGAATGGTTCTACAACGGGAGGAGGTACGATTACAAGTGGTGCTAGCATTAGTTATGGTACTGCAGTTAGTGCAGGTTCTTTGGGAACTACGGTTAAATCTAGAACCCAGGTAGGAACCCTTACTGGTACCTTATCACTAAATGGTAAAACCAAATCTGTAAGTGTACCAGTATACCAGGCAGCAAACGAATTTACTGGGTATACCTATGGTTCTTGGAGTGTAAGCTTAATGGCAAGTTCTTATACCATCGGTAATACTGGAGGTAGTGTAACTTTGTACCCCAGTGCAAGTAGACCCAGGTATGCTAACTATACCTCAGGTTCAAATACAAGGGATGGCTCTGATAGTGCTACTCCAAGTTTAAGTACCAATGGTACCTCAGGATTTAGTCTATCAGGTACTACACTTAGGGCTTCTGAGAATACCAGTACAAGTAGTAGGTCTATTAGAGTCTTTGCTAACTATGATGGGGCTTCTGATTATGTAGATATTACTCAGGGTGGTGCTAGTGTAAGTTATAATTACTACTTTTATTGGAATGGTGCTGATGCAAGTGAATCCATTCACCATGCTGCTTCAGGGGATACTTTATCTAAGACTTTTATATCCTATAAGAAAAAAGTAATTAATGGTTCCGAAACTTCAGATACTTATGATGTAGGTGTAAATTTGTCTGGTACTCCCTCTTGGTCTTCCGTTACAGTTAGTGGTAAGACTGTATCAAGTAAAGCTTCAGAGAATACCGAAGAATCATCAAGATCTGCTACGGTTACAGTTACTCAAAGGGAATCAGGTAAAAAACTTACACTTGATATTACTCAGAATGCTGCAACAATTATTTATGAATACGTATTTAATTTGGTGTAATAAAAATACAACACCATTCTGTATTTAATGTATAATTAACCTAAGTATTAATCTTTAAAACCTTACAATTATGGGGGTAGAAGTAAAAGGTACCGGCGATGGCGTTGTAATCTCGGAAAGAGGTTGTAACGATGGTTGCGGATGTAGAGATCATTCAGGATGGGGCTCTGGTTGGGGAGCCGTGGGTGGTGCATTGGTAGGTGGTGGTTTTGGTGCTGCCGCAGTTTCTGTATGGGACAAAATCAATGACACCAAGGCTGACATCCAGAAAGTAGAATCTACTGTTCAGGAAGCAAAAGCAGGTATCTACAAGGATATCTCTGATGCTGCCCGTGGGGTAACCCAAGAAATCGGTGGAGTAGCAAAAGATGTTGCTGGTGTTGGTAAAGAAATTCTTAACAACCGTTTCGCAACAGAAAGAGGTCTCTGCGATTTGGGCTACAAAACGAATTCGGATATCCGTGATTCCCGTGACCAGATGGGAGCAGGATTCAATCGTGTTATGGACCGCCTCTGCAATATGGGGCATTATCAACAGAATTGCTGCTGCGAAACTAAAGGCTTGATTAAAGAAGTAAAATCAGACTTGGCTCTTCAGCTGGAACGTTGCTGCTGTGACATCAAGAATGGACAACAGGAAATCAAATGTCTCATTGAGAACACTGCAAAGGACCAGGAGATTGCCCGTTTGAACCGAGTGGTAGATGCCCAGAGAGACCAGAACATTATCAACCAAGTGGTTGCAGCTCTGAAGACTACTGGAGGTACTACAACAGCATAACCAATTGTCATACCAGGATGATTAGAAAGGAGTACATCTATCAGGGGTGTACTCCTTTTTTCGTTTTAACCACTTGAACTAAGGAATTATGGAAAAAGAACAACTCACCGAATTTAAGATACAGTTAGCTCTACCGGCTCCCACTATAGAGATTGCACAAGAAGTAGCAAACAAAGCTCAGGTACTCATTAATCAATTTGGATACTATCAATTCTTAAACCTGGTAGACTTCATGCAAAAGAATCCGGGTGCAGTTTCATTTGGTTCATTTGGTTTAAATTTAATAAATAGAAAATGATTATGGACGAAAGAACATTGATTTTCCAAAAGTTACAAAAGGGTGAAGTAATCTTTACCTTAGAGAAAGACAGGAGGTCTGGTTATCCCATTTTCGATACCGCAAAGATTGTGAAGGTAGGCGAGAGTAAACCCATGGCATCCGGTACTAAAGATGGCTTTGTTAACAGTATCGAATTAGTGATCCAAGATTCTGTATCACAGCTTACAATATACCTACCTTCACAATCTGATGAGGGTATTTATAATGGGGTATATTATACTACCGATATAGTGAATATAATTAATGAGGTTACTATACAAAAACAAAATGCCTTAAATATACTTAACAATCGACCAAAGTTTGAGGCAGTTGTTTCTGAATGTGATAATATTCTCAATTCAATTAATCAATCCCAATCTGCTCCAAGTAGACCTGCTCCGGAGTTTGATGAATTTCGGCAATATATCGATCAACGGATAACCACGCAAGAAACTCTTTTACAAAGGATTGCTCAGGAGTTGGGATTAGATAAACCCAAATAATAAATAAGAATTATGCCAAGTAAGTCGGTTAATATTACATTATCGACTCCAGTTGGCTCTCTAGAAATATACGTAGACAAACGAGAACAAGCTCGTGCAGAAAGGTTGATTGCCAAAACTCCAAGTATCTTAACCGAAGGCTATGCGAAAGGTACAGAAAAGTTTGGTAATCAACTTCTTCGTATAGTAAGACGAAGTTTGAATACGGGTGTTCCACCACCCGGTACCCATACTTCTTGGCCAAAACATGCTCCAGGTACTGTAAAGAAATATGGGGAGCATACTCTATTACGACTCACGGGTCAATATGCTAAATCCGTTACTGTAGTAAAGACCAAGAATAGAACTTTCGTTGGTTTACCAATTGGAATCAAGAAGATTACCTATACTGGTAAGACTTCAAGAAAGACTTTGAATCAGATAGCTATCATGTTAGAGTATGGTAGCAGAGATGGTAATTTACCACCTCGTCCTCTTTGGAATCCTGCATTTAAGGCTGCTGGTGGAAAAGCTGCCTTACAAAAGGAAATACGAAATGAAGTTAGAAAAGAAATAAGGAAAGTTAAAAATGGCAGCAGACTTTGAAATATCTTCATTATCCGGAACTGGTACTGCAACTATTAGGGTAAAGCCTAAGGCAGTAAACGAAGACATGAATAATATAAAAGAGCAGGTTCTCAAGGTAGTAGTTCAGGGTGTAGAAAGGGAAGTAACTCTGGTACAAAAGGCCGCTCCTAAAATAGTAGAGACCTGGGGAACTTATTTTAGTATCACTCCAGAAACTACTTCCCATACTTTCGATGGTACTAAAAGGGGTGAGACCCTAGAAATAGGTGTATACAGTTACCAACAGAAGTTTATCGATAATAAGCCTCAAGATGAATATCGTGCTGTAGATTGGAAAGTTGAAAGCTCCTCAGATTGGTTAGAGGTAACCCAAGAAATTGGAGAAGCTAATGCCGCAGGTAAGCTTACTATCAAAACTAAATCTACTAATCAAGAACATAACCCCAGTAACTATGACCCCTTGGAAAGAACTGCTATAGTTAAGATTATCTCACAGCAAGAACCTAACACTGAGATAGTTTTAAATATAACTCAATCTCCAGGTACTAGAACTACTAAGTATGGCTTTGAACCAACCCCGAATATACCATTCCCAAACCTTGGTCAAAATACTAGTACTGCTCAGATTAGTAATGTAAAGGGTTATCAGTATTACCTTATCAACGGTATTCAAGTTGCTAAATTTGTAAAACAATTTAAGATAACCGATATAAGTAAGACAATAGAGGGTCAATTCCCTGGAGGTATTGGTTCTGAACCAATACCCTTTAAAGTATGGCTTACCGATTATCCTTCAAATATTGCTACTCAATGGGTTAGTGAATTAAATTGTGTTGGTCATTTACAAACCATAATGAGTGGTTTTGGAGGTATTCAGGTAACTTATAATGGGTATATTAATGACAATGGCAATCAAAGTGTTCAATTAAATATTAGATTAGGACTTTAATGGTAAACTCAGAAGAAATAGTAGAAAGAACTTTTTATATCTCTCTACTTAGTACAATGTTGGAAATGGGTCTTACCTTAAACCCAGAAGACTTCTTACCTTTGTCTCAAGAAAACGAAAAAAGATTTCAAGAGGCAATCAAAGGTATGAAGAAGTTTATACCACTTTTTGGTATAGGGAATAATCAAGTAAAAGGCCCAAAGACTCTCCCAAGAATAACCATAGAACTACAGGGTTATTATGCTGGAGATATTGGTGTGAATAAATACATCATTGGTGATAAACTTGAGGATGGTAATTACCAAGCTTCAGAGTTTCCTTATGAAACTAAAGATATTACCATAGATGTACATCTAGTTTCTCAAACTCAAGCAGATATGAGATTACTACATACAATCTTATATACTAGCTTACCTGCTAGAGGATACATAAAACCTTATTTCAATGATTTAGAGGAATGGGACAAGGGCAGGCTTGCATCAACCGGAAACCTATTCATTGAAATTGGTAATTATTATGATCATCCAGATGTAGAACATGGAATACTTGAAAAGGTATATACTTACATATGTAAAGATGGTATTCTTCCAGAAAAACCCCTGGAAGAAGGTATACTTACACCTATCCAGGATATATCAGTTCTCATTGGTTTGTTAGAACAAAACGAAAATGAAATGTTAGAGTTAAAAGTACCTAAGGTATAGGTACAATACTCTAGGGTATAAATTAAACGAGTAATTAACTTTAATCACAATAGAATTATGCCAACTTCACCTCATGTTGATTTTAAGTTTAAGAACAACAATGTTCTTCAAACTACTCCTATGTTAGGAGTTTCTTGTGTATTGGCTAGAACTACTAAGGGCCCTTATGATGACCCATCAGAAATCATCTCTACATTCTCTCAGTTCCAAAGAATCTATGGTTCTGAAATTGTACCCGATGGTTCTGTATCAAATATCGAAAAGGCTTTGCAAGGTGGTTCTAAGCTTCGTGTTATTCGAGTGCTTGGTAAGGGAGCTACTCAAGGTACAGTAGCTGCAACTGCGGGTAAAGCTAAAACAGTTGCTAAATCCGAAGAGGAAGGTATAGCACCTGCTTCTGCTACTCCAGACCCTGCTACTCCTGCAGCATTGATAACCATTGCTTCTGGGGGAACTACTTATAGTTTGGGATTGGTAACCAAAGGTTATGGAGACCCAATCGGTAGTACTGATACCTTCCAGGTAGGTTTCTATAAACAATCCAATACCTTGTATTATAGAATCTATTCAGGCAATGGCCAGGTACTTGAACAAGGTCCGGTAGTAACTTATAAAACTGCCGATGATAACAATAATACTTCGGTAGATTACCTTGCTCTTAGTGCCTTTGCTAAGAACTCAGAGTATATCAAACCGGTAGTAGTTGCTGGTTCATCTTTTGAGAACTTAATCAAATGGCTTACCGATAGTGTAGATGGTACAAAAAATGCCGTTACTGTAACAGTTGGGGGAGCAGCTCCTTCAGATACCGAGAAACTATTTACCGGTACCGTAGGTAGTGCTGGTTCTAACCCTACTGCTGATGAATGGATCGCTTCATTGGATTTAGTAAGGGACTACACTGACTTTTACCAATTATTCATTTCCCATATCTCTCAACACCTTACTACTAATGCTGACGTACTCAAGGTATATAAGGCTGCTGCAGATATGGCAAAAGAATTGATGGAATGGGTACTGTACATAGAAGTCCCAAAACACTTAACCCATTACACCCAGGGTACTCAACCAAGAGACTATAAAGCTCAGGTTACTTGGGTACAGACTTGTCTTGGTACCGTGGGTAATTCCAAGTACATTGCTTACTTTGGAGGTGGCCTTAAGTACTACAATGAGAACGGCAATCTTCAAGATTCTGATGTAGTGGGTACCATTGCAGGTTTGGGAGATGCTTCTGCTACTCAATATGGTCCTTGGAAATCCTTTGCTGGTATGAACCGAGGAGTTATTGGAGATGCAGTTGGGCCCGTATGTCCAAATTATGGTTCTCCTTCTCGATATAATGAACTGAACACACTTGCTCAGAATTATATCAATGAGATGGTAATCAAAGATACTCCCGATGCAGGTAAACAAACCATGCTATGGCATTGTTTCTCTTCTCAGGTAAAACAGGATTCAGAAAGATTCCTTTCAATCGTAAGATTGAATTTGTATTTGAAGAAGTTCCTTCGTCCAGTACTTAACAAATACTTGGAAGAACCCAACGTTTGGGGAACTTGGAAAAGAATTTGGTTGGAAGTTAAACCTACATTAGATTCTTTGGTAGATGAAGATGCCATGACAGAATATACTTGGATGGGTGACCAGGATGCAACTTCTTGGGATGATCTTTCCGTAAATAACGAAGCAGATGCCCGTCAAGGTAAATATCGTGCTATCCTTAAGTATAAAGACGTAGTTCCTATGCAAGAGGTAACTATGGAGATTGTAATTGATGCTGCTTCTAAGTCGGTATCAGTTGTAGAAACAAGTAATAACCTATAAATATATAACGATGGGAGCAAAAGTAAAAAATCCACGGAAGAAATTCTTGTGGAGTATCATGTTCCCCAAACACCCTATCAATACTTATCTATTCCAAAGTTGTACTTTGCCTGATATTGAGATTGACCAGGTGGCTCATGGGGATGTCAATAGAGATGTTAAAACTGCTGGTAGGGTTACTATAGGTAATCTTATCGTAGAGAAACTTATGACTACTGCAGGTTCAGATACCTGGCTTCATGACTGGCTCTATTCTTGCCAAGACCATATAGTTGGTGGTGGCTTAGTACCAAGCCAATATTGGGAAACGGCTATTGTAAACGAACTTGCCGAAGATGGAGTTTCGGTTCTTAATACCCACGTCTTCGAAGAGGTATGGCCATGTAAGATTACCGGCTTAGACTTGGACAGAATGGCTTCAGAGAATACCATAGAGTCCATAGAGTTCTCGGTGGGTACTGCAGATAAATACTAATTCCTTAGTCTATTTTCACTAAGATTCGGTGGAGGGGTGGGATTCCTGTGATAGGAGCTCACCCCTTTCTTGTTGTTATACGGAGTACTATGAACATTTGTAAACATTAAATATATCAAAATTATGGAATTTAGAACATTTAGATTTACCGGACCCTCTGGTTTCGAATATGAAATTAGAGAACAGAATGGAGCTGATGAAGACATTCTCAGTAACCTTTCAGACATGAAAACTTTAATGAACCTTACCAAGTTCATTGCAGCAATCGTAATTAGAACTAATGCCACTCCTAACGGTAAGCTAACCGTTGATGATGCTCTCAATCTACCAGTCAATGACCGCTATGCAATTATTTTCAATTCTCGTATATTCTCACTGGGAGAGGAAGTAGAATTTGAATATGACTGGGGTAAAGAGAACGGTGGTAAAGTTACTTATGGCCAAGACCTTCATGAGTTCCTTTTCGATTATTCAGAAGTACCCACTGATAATAGGGTATTTGATGAAAAACCAGATGCCATCCCTTATTATCCAAAGGGTATTCAATTAACCGGTCATGAATACCTTCTTTCATCGGGCAAGAAAATCAAATTTGATTGTATGACTGGTAAGGGAGAACAAGAGTTCATGAAGTTACCCTTGGATAAACAAACTAAGAATGCCCCCTTACTTTGTCGGAATCTTTACTTAGAAGTAGACGGTAGTTGGGAGAAGGTAGAAAACTTTACTCCTTTTACTGCAAAGGATATGGCTGAGATGAGAAAGTATATAATCTCTATTGACCCTATCTTTAAGGGAGAGTCCCATATTACTAATCCCTTAACTGGAGAAGAAAGAACTTATCCTATAGTTTGGGCACCCAATTTTTTCTACCTGACGGAAGAGTAATGTTAGAGAGTGATTTTGTTTATATCACCAGAGCCGAGATAGCCTTAGACTATTTCGGCTTTTTACGTCTTCCGTATAGAATCAGGAAAATATTTAAGGAAATGGCCGAACAATATTATAAACAATTAAAGAAAAGAAAATAAATTATGAATACCAGTAGGAGTATAGTAGAGGTCGGTGTTGCCATGGTATTAAAAGACCGATTCTCTCAAGAGGCTGGCAAGATATCTGGGTCATTCAGAACTATGATGAATGACATGAGTACCTGGAATAGAGGTATACAGATGTCAGCTTCTAATACAATGGACTTCGGAATGCAGCTCGTAGGGGGAATGGCAAGGGCCTATAAATACTCTGCGGGTGTTCAGAATGAAGTTTGGACTGCTTCGAAAATTGCCGGTGCTACCATTGCAGAACAAAGAGAGATGTTACAATTGGCAAAAGATGTCAATGAGATAACTCCTCTTACTGCTTCGGATGTTGCATCAGGACAAAGATACCTGGCTATGGCAGGTAATAAATTCGATGCTATTAAAGAAATGATTGGGCCAGCATCTAAGCTGGCTTCAATCTTTACTATGCCAGTGGGACAGAAAGGTGGTGTAGCTGACTTGATGACTAATATCATGTCAATGTACCAAATCCCAATGGGAGAAGCCGCTAGAGTAACCGATGACTTATATACTGCAGTTACTAATGCAAATATATCTTTGACAGACTTAGCCCAGTCCATATCTTATGCAGGAGCAGATATGGCAACTGCTGGAGTAGACCTTCGGCAAACGGCTGCTGCTATTGGTGTATTGGGGGATATGGGTATACAAGGTTCTATGGCAGGTACCTCTCTGGCTAATATGATTCGTTACTTACAACTCTCTCTTGTTAATCAAAAAAAGAAAGGCTATAACGCTTTAGCAGACTTGGGCTTAAGTCCTGATGAGTTTTTCGATGCTCAGGGTAACCTTATAGATCTTTACACTATCTATCAGAAATTTGCCAAGGCGGCAGTAGACTTACCTTCACGGATAGAAACACCAACCTTCTTCAATATCTTTGGTGTTCGTGGTAATCGGGGCATGCTTCCAGTACTTAGAGATATTGCTTCTGGTAGAGATAAGATGGGTAAGATACTTGCAACCTATGACCAAAACATGGGGGCAGTAAATAGACTTAATGAAGAACGTCTTAAAACCGATGCGGGTGTCATTGACCAATTCGAATCAAGTCTAGAAAACTTAACCGTTACTGCAGGAGCTGCTTTGGGTAGAATATTTACCCCAGTACTTAATATGGGTAATTCCATCATCAAAGTAATAAATTCTATCTCTGAAACTTGGGCTGGTAGCTTTGCTCTTAGAGTAGGGGCTACAGCAGCAGTAGTTGGTACCATTGTTGCAGGGTTTAATACTGTAAGAGGTATTATAAGGTCGGTTGGATATTTACAAACTATTGCCACTGCTTCTACTGAGGGTATGTCTGCAGCAGCCATTAAGACGAACACCCAATTTGCTATTATGGAAGCTCATATGATAAGTATGGTAAATCTCATGAGGACCATGGTTCAATTGCAGATGATGATGGGGGGAGTTAGTATGAACAAAGCTGGTAGATTTTATAATACCAAAACCGGTAGATATATTAAAACACCCAATCCAGGGATGTCTCCAGCCACTTCACTCATTGGAGGTGTAGTTGGAGGTACTGTAGCTAATCAAGCTGGTAAACAAGCTGCTAAGACTGTTGCTACTAGAAGTTTAGCTTCGGTAGGTGGTAGGTTATTAGGGTTAATTGGTGGACCCTGGGGATTAGCTATTACCGTAGGTTTACCTTTACTAATAGAAGTAGGTAGTAGACTTATTGATTCAGTAGATAGGAATACTAATGCCCAAGATAAAGAAGACCCATCTGCAATCAGAGCTCAGAATGAAGAAAGGTTCTTGAATGCAATGAGAGCAGCTATTAGAGATGGGTTAAAAGACGGTAAGATTAATATCAGTGTAGATGGTGAGATATTGGGGGATTACTCTTTGGGTTCTCAGCAAGATTATACTGGTGTAGCATTAGGATTATAAAATTAAAACACTATGGCTAGAGTATTAAATAAAGCAGCAGGTAAGGTCGTTGAAAAATATAATGACCTTACAAGGGATACCGCAGGAGTTCTTACGGGTCCCTTAAATAAACTATGGAGAGCTCGGATATTACTCAATCGAACTATTTCTACTCTTCCAAAGGATGATGCTCAAAAGGGTAAACTCTATGACCCAAATGGAGTAATTGGAGAAGCTCAAATATCATCTAAGAATCCAACCCTAAACAAACAGCTCCAGGCTAAATGGAGAATGGAATTACAATTTCCAAGATTAGAAGAAGGTGAAGGAGTAGACCCAGCAAAAGGGAATAAGAATACCACTAATTACAGAAACTTTGAGGCTAAAGCTGATATCATATATCAGAATGAGGTAAGGATATATAATATGACTGTTAACCCTACTCAGTATATTACCTTACAGAATAGACCTCCAGAGTTGGACTTCAGGGGAGAAACCACATGGGCAACTATCAAATCCATGGGAAGGAATACTCCTATGTATCACTTTACTGGTGCTGAGGACATCATTCAATTCAATGTATCTTGGTACTGTAATGACCCAGAGAATCCAGAGGAGGTAATTAATAAGTGTAGGTTATTAGAGGCCTGGACTAAAGCTAACGGTTATCAATCGGCTCCGCCTATTGTTAAGATAGAATGGGGGGATTCGGGTATATTTGATAATCACTATTACATCCTTACTTCAGCAACCTATACTCTGAAGAACTTTCAGAATGGTTATAGGATAAGGGTACCTGGAAAGCCAGCTACCTTTGGTAATGGTAGGTTATTACCTGCAGCAGCAACTCAAGAATTGATTTTCAAGAGAGTAAGTGCATATAATCTATCCTATGGAGATTTTATAAATTCGGATTCACTTAAAAAGACGGGAGGTATTAAATATGATTGATATTAACCAATATCTGACGGGAGCTAGCCCTTATAATAATGCCTATGCTCTAAATTACGGAGATGGAGATTACTCTTTAGAAACTCCAGTAGTTTCTGTACCTTCATCCTCAAATGATATTCAACATACCATTAAGGATGGAGAGACTTTACAGAATATAGCCTATAAATACTATGGGGATTCAGGTAAATGGTATCTTATTGCAGAAGCTAATGGTATACTAAACCCTTTTAAAGAGGTAGAAAGTGGAACACTTATAAGAATCCCCGCTTATGGCAGCTAAACAAAAACCCATATTATATAACGGAATGGGCCAACCATACTTGGCTCTATTCGATTTTAGAGGTATGCCGATAATGAATCCCATTACTGGTATACCTCTTGGAGCTTATATTAGTACCTGGAATTATAGGTATGATGAAGAAAAAGAAAATCTTGCTACAATTACATTTGATACTGGAGATCCCGATACTGTGGACATAGAGGCTTTACAAGAAGGTAATGTGATATGCTTACAGTGGGGATACATATACCCAGACGGTCAATTTGTATCGGGTCCAATTAAAACTATCAAGGTCAGGGATTTTGAGGCAAAGTTTGATTCTACTGGTACCCATGTAACTATCAAGTGTATAGACTCTATTGGTGATTTAAGATATCAGCCACCATATAATTTCTCTGAAGCTTCAGAGAATAGTTTATCTTCCTATTTAGATGGTGGTTGTGATAATGGTGTAGGTGTAATCATAGAAATCTTTCAGTAATGGAACAACGAATAATAAGTAATAAAGTATATGAGTCACTACAGGTACCTACAGAGAATACTCGTACTACTACTGGAAAGGTGCTTTATGCTAATAGGTACAGTGGAGTAGCAGAAGTGGCTATGCCAGAAGATTTGAAGGCCCTAATCAATAGTGACTTCGGATTAGTTGGCAAGAATATCTTAGTTCAATTAGAACAAAAGATGAGAGGTTATACTAATGGCCCTTGGTATATAGATTCAAGAGATAATGTTATTTATATACATAATAGGAAATTTCATGAAGAACCAGTAACTGTTTATACTTATCAGGGAGAGAATGGGGAAGTACTTAGTGTTCAATTTTCTACTCAAAAAGTAACTAAGAGAGTTAAGGCTACACTATCTCCCGCTATTAATCCAGAGAGTAAAGATTTAGAAGTATTAAGTACTGGGATTGATGATACTGAAAAATTACCCGAGATAGTAGCTAATGAGAATAATGGGGTCTATTATAATAATTGGAAAACCTCAATAGGTAAATATGGAGCAGAGAATAATCCCCAAGATATACCTACTATCAGGCAGATGAGGTTAAATCATACCCTAAAGACTGACCCTAACTTAAGAGCTTCATTTGAAGCTAGGAAACAAGTAGATGACAAATGGAATCAAGATGTAGCAGAGTATTCTGCTTCTAATCCCGCCGAAGCTTATAGACAAGGTAAGGAAAAATTCCTTAATGAACTTAGTACAGATCAGGTAAGAAGTATCATAAATAAAACCATTCAAAGAGAAGAATTTCCGGCTGATAGGCGTGCAGCTTTAAATGCTGCCCTTAAGAATGTAGTTAATGGTGAAACATTAGATGAAGATATATACAATATCCTCAAGAATGAAAGATACCTTTTCGAGGGTAAAGAACAAATGGAATACATGGTCATAGAAGACCTGGACCCAAGAGACTTTGACCCAGAGCATACTCCCAAGGGTGGAGCTACTGCTTGGGGATTAGAGGATGAAGAAAGTGTTTATCGAGGTATATCGGCTTTAAAGAAAGGCCCTTATACTATGGTGATCGATGACACCCCGGTTATCAAATATAAAAACCCATTAAATCAGAGTTTGGGTATTTATAGCGTTACAGTGAAAGTTCAACATTGGAAAAAAGCTAATGTTGAGATACCCCTGTACAAACTTTACCATAATCTATTCAGTAGATATGGGGGGATAGATAAGTGGGCTTGGGCAGCTAATGCTAATGCTAATGGTGGTTTAAAGTATACAGAGAGTAAACTGGTTTGTCAGATGCAAGTTGTTGGAAGACCCTTACTAGCCTCTTCTCAGGTATTAATATTAGAGAATGTTGGTAAACGATGGTCTGGTCCTTGGTATATAAAACAATGTACCCACTCTATGGATGCAGGCCAGGGATATGTAACTAATTTAGAGTTAGTAAAGAATTCGAGTAGGGCTGGTTCTACTACTTCTAAGACTGGACTGTCTACTCAAACGGTTGTAGCTAATGATGCTAAAGCTAATGCTGTAACCTCTAAGGGTAAAGATAAGAAAGCTTTAAGTAATATCAATGAATTAGATTTGAGTTGGACTTACAATGAGGTGGCCTATTTCATTGAATCTGGTATTATGGATAAGGAAGGAAACGTATTGGATGTTAAACGTAGGGATGAGATGGCTCGAAAGAAGGCTTACTATACTGAAGTATTAGCTAAGACTCCAATCGAGAAAGCAGAAGGTATAGCTGTAAGCTCTGGTAGTTTAACTACTTCTTCAGGTAAGGTAATACCCGGAAAGATAACCATCAAAGATATTCAAGTACCCGATGATTATTGGGTTAAATTCGATTATATGGAAGTAGCCATAAAGAGATTCAAAGAATATATCAAGAATAAGGAAGCGAGGTAATTATGGGCTATGAAACTGCAAAGATAATAACAGAAGAAGGATTAGAGGGTCTTGGAAGATACTACTCTATATACCGAGGTATAGTTGTTGATAATAATGATACCGAAAAGAAGATGAATAGGGTAAAAGTATGTATACCAGAAGTAATGGGAGGTACCTTTGCTTGGGCTTTACCGAAAGGCCAACATGGTTCAATAAGTAGTGGGTTTAAGTTCTTAGCCCCTAAGGTAGGAGATATAGTATTCATTACTTTTGAATTTGGTGACCCTACTAAACCATTATGGGAATACCATGGTTGGGGTATGAATCAAGTACCTCAACCATTAGACGGTCCAAATAAAATGGGGATAGTTACTCCTGAAGGTAACCTCATTATAATAGACGATGATAATGGGAAACTAAATCTCTACTTTAATGGGGACGTATCGGTTTATTCTGAATCTAACGTAATAGTATCAGCTAATAAAGATATCAATATATCCTCAGGTGATACCATTATATTAAATACTGGAGAAAATCATGGGTTAATCAATATTGCCCAACTAACCGAAAAACTAAATCAAACTATTCAAGAACTAGAACAACTTCGTAGTATGTTCAACTCTCATGTACACTCAGGTGTAACTACTGGGCCAGGTTCTTCTGGCCCAACTTTAACTCAAATAACTAAACCTTTCTCACAATTCGTTGTAGACGATTATGAGGATAAAACCTGCATACACTAATGGAAAAGAATTACTTTACAGACTTAGTTGGTATAGGTGTAACTTATCCTATCCAACTTACAACTAATGAAAATGGGGAAAGAGGTTGGTACCCAGTAAACGGGGATTTTAAACTTATCAGGGATAATATAAGTTCTATATTGTATTATATGATAGGTCAGAGATTTCGACAGGAAAACTTTGGTAGTAAACTATGGCAATGTATTGAGGAACCAAACTCACAAGCCCTAAGTTTTATAATTAAAGAGTTTTTAAAACAAGCCATAGGTGCATGGGAACAGAGAATAACCTTCCAAAATATCACAGTTACTAGAGTTGATGCAAAAATACACATAGAAGTAGCTTATGTAATAAATGGAACAAATTCTAGTCAGTACCTCGATATCACCTATGATAGGTCAGATAATTCATTAAATACACAATAATATGGGAATCACAAATAAATGGCTTAATCCATACCAGAGGTCTTATCAACAGATTAAGGCCAAGCTGGTTGAATCCCTTATGGGGCTTAAAGACCCTCAGGGTCAGAAACTCATAACGGATTATTCGGAGGGGAATATCTTAATTATCATCCTCTCATTGTTTGCGGCAATTGCCGAAGTACTTCACTATTATGTAGATAATATGGCAAGGGAAACCTTCCTATCTACTGCAAGAAGGTATGATTCGGTAGTTAAACATGGAGCTCTGGTAGATTATCATGCTCGAGCAGCGATTGCTGCTACAGTAGATGTAATCTTATCCAGAAGTATTACTGGTAATTCCATTGGAGCTAAATTAACCATACCTCAAGGAACTCTATTTACGGATTCCAGTGGTAACTCTTGGTTATCTGCTAGAGATGTAACTTGGTATTCAAATGTAACCACATGTAAAGTACCTATAATTCAACATGAGAAATATACTGCAAGTGCTCTTAATAATATGCTAATACCTACTGGAGACAGGGTAATAGTTCACCTTGGTACATTGCCTAATGGTAAGTACTATGAACAGGGCTCTATGTCTTTACAGATAGGTGGAGAAACTTGGGTATTGGTAGATACCTTTGCAAAATCAAAGCCAACGGATAAACACTTTATGGTTTCAGTAGATGAAGCTCTTAACCCTTACATAATGTTTGGGGATGGAACCTTCGGTAAGAAACCTGCAGCAGGTGCAAAAATAACCAATGTAGTATTCTACTTAACTAATGGTACTCAAGGTAATGTAAAGAGTAATACCATTACTTCTGTACCCTCAATAATCTCTTCTTCAATTACTGATGCTACAGTAAGTAATGCTTATGATGCTGGAGGTGGTTCAAACTATGAGAACTTTATAATGCTTAAGGAACATATACCTTTGAGTGTAAAGACTTTGGGAGTAGCAATTACCAAAGAGGATTTCGAAAGTTTGGCTATGTTGGTTGATGGGGTAAACAAAGCTAAAGCCGATTATGAATGTGGTAGAAAGCTTACAGTATATATCAGTCCTGATGGTGGAGCTGTTGCTTCTTCTGAATTAATAAATAGGGTATACAACCTATTATCTCAAAGAGCACCTATGACTACTTGGTTAAAGGTTAAATCTGCAGGCAAGGTTCAGATTATTCTAGAGATGGAAGTTACTGGTAAGAAGTCTTATAAGACTCCAGAGATACAAACTCAAATTCTTACGGCTTTATATAATGCCTATTCTCCGGAGCAAGCTCAAATAGGAGGAAGCGTAAGAGTATCAGATATCTATGCCCTGATAGATAATCTATCAACCGTAGATTACCTTCACCTTACTAAGTTCTATATTAAACCCTGGCCTACTACCATTTATGGTAATAAGGAATTAAACCTTGGCCAATTTAAATTGAACAAGGCAAAGGGTTCTATGACTTACTACATAACCTTCAATTCCTCAACTACTTTTACAGTACGTTCAGTATCGAATGGTTATGTAACTACTGGCTCAGTCGGTAGCTCTATTCAGATTATAGATAAAGCTAATGGTTTTGATTTCTCATTGGATATCCAAAACAATAGCTATCAATCAGGTTATCGATATTCTATTACAGTATCTGAACCAAACCATGATTATGAAGACCCTGGCTTTAATTTGCCAGTATTCGAGAATGCTTCACAATTAACATTAACAGTTAACGAAATAGTATAATGATAAACCTCAAAAATCTAATCGACTTTTTACCATTCGAATATAAGGACCAAGATACTTATAAGGTAAATGGTAAAGGCATCTTAGAGAGGTTTCTAGAAATTTGTGGAGAGCATTTTGAAGATTATATTACAAAGGATATTGAGAATATATTGGATATTATCGATATAGATAAAACCCCAGATATGTATCTCAATTTCCTTTGGCAATTTCTTGGAGAAATGCCCTTTGCTTATGGGAACACGATAGATGCACAGAAATGGGCAGAGTACTTTAATGGGTTCTACTCGGATAGTAAACTCCAGGAGTTATCAAAGCTTTGGATAATACCCAAAGAGGGACCTTTTACTTTAACTAGTACTCAGGTAAGAAACATCTTGAGATATTCGGTATCTCTTTTCAAAATAAGGGGTACATCAGAATTTTTCGAGATCATGATGAGGTTATATGGGTTAACCTGTGTAATAACAGACCCAGCAAAAGCCGATGGGTATGATGGTTGGATAAAAGGTCATCCCCACTTTGACCAATACTATCAGTACGATAGTAAATATACCTTTGATAACACCTTCGATTGTTCTCAATGTATTTCCGTAAGTTTTAAACTTACTGGTCATGGGTATACTTCTAATTCCGAGGCTTTTAAAAAATTTAGGGAAGCCGTAGAAAGTTTCTTTACTAGATTCATACCTTATCATGTATCCTTCACTATAGATTACGGTTTTGTAGTAAATGATGGGTATTCGATTAAGGCCGAGTTGGTAAACCCAGACCAGCCCAACTTAGTTACTTCAGAAGTATATGAAGTACCAGTATTGGTAACTGTAACCTCAGATTGGATGAATGCAGATTTGAGATATCAAATATCGAGTGATAGAATTAACTGGGGTTATACTAAACATGAAAGTGGTTCGGTATTTAATATTCCAAGGGCTGGTACTTATTACTTTCGAAGCGTTGGGGATAATTCTAAGATAACCCAAATTACCGTAAGGCAGGAAACTTATAACCGTTCATATATTATTTCTTGTGAGCCCATAACTGGTAAAATAACCCCAACTACTTTAAAGGTTAGTACAAGGGTGATAGCTAGAGTATCCTATAAAGGGACAGAGAAACTTTGTAATGTTCGATTAGTGGGTACCGATCAAGTAAAAATATCGGGCTCAACTTGGGAATTTACAAAACCCGGTACTTACTTTTTTGAGATTGTGGAATTTCCTGTAAAACAAACTTCATTTGTAGTAACCCAAGAAGAAGTTACTTATAAGGTAAGATGTACACCCTCAGAATTTAGAGTTGGAAATAATCAAACTATGAAGGATGCAGTTACTACTTTAACCATAACTTCAAATTACTCAGAGTCATTTACTGGAGAATTATATTGTAGGTTAATAGGTAATCCTAAGACTTTCAAGAATGGGGATAAATTTATTGCTAACAGTTATGGTACTTATAAATTCAAATGTACTTTAGATAAAAGAGAAACTGATGAAGGTGTGGGTATCTTTGAAGTAGTTTCAGGTAAAACTGCTATATATAGGATCAGTATTAATCCATCTACATCTACTCTATATAACGGTTCTGCAAAAACTACCGTAATAATACAATGTATTTCGGGTAATGGTGATGATTACCGAGTTAAAGTAGTAGAAACTGGGGAAACCTTCAATGCTGAAAACGGGTATGTATATACTACTAATAGAGCAGGTACTTATACTTTCCAATCTGTAGCCTACCCAACTGCAAAGACTACTTGGGTAGTTAAGAATACCCCAGTTGTATATCAGAACAAACTAAAGATAGTTCCTTCAGATCCTTCAGATTCAAAGTGGAAAGAACCTAACTGGTCATTACCCGAAAGCCAAATTGATGATACTTATGCAGTATATCAGTTATTGGATGAAGTATCAGCTTGTAAATTTAGCCTTGAAGAAATGAAAAACGGGGTCAATGTAAGTGGTACTGCAACTTGTGATGAAACTGGGGAAACCTATAATCTTGAATCCGAGATTGTATTAACTAAAGCAGGTACTTATACTTTTGTGGCAGATGATGGTTCTTCATTAAGGTGTCAAGTAATATTGGAAGATTACCCTACTATTATAGAATTAACCGTTGACCCAAGTTATGCCGAATTAAAGGGTACCATTAAACAAGTATATTGTTTAATTAGGTGTAGTTCTAATAAAGCTGAATTCGATAGTAGAGTTAGACAAGTTGGCAAAGTAACTACTTTTGATGCTGGTGGAGCCGGATATGAATTTACTACGGCTACCGCTGGAGAATACCTTTTTGAATCAGTTGCCGATACTTCGGTACGGGCTAAGTTTACGGTAGTAGATGCTGACTTATTAAGCGTTAATCCTCAAAAGTTGGAATGGGAATCAAATGACACTTCTGAGAAGACATTTACCATTACCACTTATAGTAATCAAATGTGGAAAATTGAAGAAGTATGATAAAGAGTGCAATAGACAATGTAACAGAGACTACTACTCAATCTCTGTTCAAGACTTCAATGATTGGTTTATTTGGAGAATGTACCCAAATTATTTATGACCTTAGGTGGATGATATTACTTGCCATAATATTGATACTTTCAGATTTATGGTTTGGTATATCTGCAAGTAGAGTACAAGATATAGTCATTCGAAAGTCAAGGGCCGGTAGGAGAACCCTAAATAAGCTGGTTGATTATATTTGTTATATCTTACTTGGGGCTGTAATTGGGAAAGCTATTGGAGAACCCTATGGAGTAAATCCCATAGGAGTATCCATTACTATAATGATATTATGCTATTGCTTCGAAATAGATAGTATCTATGGGCATATATGTGAAATACATGGCATTAAAAAACAATATAGTATCTGGAAGATAATCTTTAAGCTGTTAACTCTCAAATTTAGTGAACTCGGAGAAGCTTTCAGGGATATGGCAGAACAAAAGAATAACTTTAAAAATACAAAGAACAATGAAAACGTACTTTAAGTATGAAGGTATAATCAAATCTAAGGAAGCAGCCGAAGCAATTGCTGCCCCTTCTGGTTTGGGGCCATTCTGTGGATTTGGCTCAGCCACCATAAATGGTAATAAATTGGTTGTTTCTCCTCAGGGAGTTTCTGGTAGTAAATTTGCTAATGTAATTAAGGATAGGATTACAGCAAGGTATATGTCTAAAGATTCTGAAGATGGAGAATTACCCGATATAAATTTTGGGTGTATTTCAAGAGATGGCTATATATTTATCTCTGATGAACAAACATTGACCATCGAGAATATTCAGGGAACCCAAGGGTCCACCGATGAAGTATTACTGTTTGCAGTACACACTACTATCTCCGAACCCGTAGATAATCCAGTAGATTTTGTAGCTTATTGGAATGAATCTTCAGAAAGTTTCTATGAGTTATATAAAAAATCTCTAGATATATACTACCCAATTTCTGAAGAGAATCGTAATCCCAATGTACTTAATAATGATATTTATTCGGATTATAGTATGACTCTTAGTAATCTTCTAGAGATGGTAGAGACTGCTTGCCCTTATTATTCTAACAATAAGAATTCTGTTGTTCTTATTGGGATATATGGTAAGGGTACAGATGCTATGACTAAAAGAAATGAGAACTTTGCTATTGTACCCTATCAGGGCAAATTCCAGGAGATCCCATATACTACTGCTACTCACAGTATGATGAAAGAATCCATAACTAAAGTAGAGAAAATGAATACTGGGTTTCCGGTAGAGGATGAAAATGGGAATCTATTGAATATTAAGCAATACATTGATGGGCAACTAGAAGCTCTCCGAAAGGAATTCTCTGATTCTTTGAATACTGCTAGTTTACCCATAGGTTCAATAATTTTATGGGAAACCGATGTAATCCCTGAAGGATGGGCTGAATATACAAAGGCTTCAGGTAGGATAGTAATAGGATATCAGGCCGGAGGTATTCAAATTGGAGACGAGATGATGCTACAGAATATTGGGGATTTCTATACTCCCACTAAAGGTAACTTTGTTATTAAATTGAAAGGCGATGATTTACCAAGACATAGGCATGCTCTCGGTGTATCTAAAGGTAAACAGGATGATGCCAATAACTGGGAGAATGTTAGACCCCAATCTTTCTTTAATAGAGAAACGGGTTTAAATGGAGACTTCGGTAGAGGGACTCCCACCAAGGATATTCAAGATGGTGCTATTGTAGTAAGTTGGAATTTAATAGGGGAATCTTTCCTACAAGAGACTTCGGTAGATACCTTGACTATCGAAAAGTTACCACCGACTATTACTTTAAGATATATTCAAAAAATATCATAGGTCGTAATTAGTTGTTAATATAACTCATGTGTATTATTTGTATTGTCTAAGTAAACTCTTGTTTTGTTTTTGTTTTGCATAGTTTGTTTAGAGTAAACACTCGGAAAGGGACGTTGGGAAACGTCCCTTTTCTTTTGTGTTAATATCTAAGTTCTTCTTTAGCTCTATCTTCCCAATACTGTATATCCTGTCTAAGTTCAGAAATATATCTCATGGATTCATTAGTCTTAGGCATTTCGAAGAATTCTATGAGCATTATATTAGTAATCCTTGTACTATTTCCGAGTCTCTCTTTAATGAAGGGGGGAGGAGTAATTAATACTTCGAATAAAAGATAAGCATCCGGAGAAAGTTTATCTTTCATATAAGTATACATCATATCTATCATTTCGGATTTAGCTTTCTCTTCTTCACTATCATCTTCTAGTTCTTTGTCATTATCGAATAAATCATCCAGTTTAAAGAGGCTTTGATTATACTCTGCTTGTTCTCCGTATGCAGAACGAAGCAATTTATTTTTAAATGTACTCAAGGAAGCAAGGATTCTTGCTTTGAGATGTTCTTCAGTACATTCACCATAGTATTTATTAAAAACAAATAACATCTTGTCCCAGAAATAAGACTGAATTATATCTGGTGTAAGATTAAACCTTTTATAATCAATCTGTCTGGTAAGATTCCTAATCACTGGCTTACAGACTTTATAAAGTCTATTGAAAGTAGCTTCATCATATTCTTGCATAGGTTTTAATCGATGAAGCTCTGAGCCATTATTTCCTTTACTTTTTCCCATGTTTTTAAATATTCGTTATGCAAATATAAGTATTTTTTCTTATATAAAATAATAATATTAAATATTCGGGAGCTTAAGGTAGTGGATTAGTAGTTTCTAGTTAGTTGTCAACATACTCAGAACTATCTCGGTACTATCAAAATCTATTAGTTTATATAATATTGCAATATAGATATGAAGAAATTTAAAGACAACATCAAATTTAGTTTCACACCAGATTTCCAACTTGAGATACTCCGGTTTGTTTTAAGAGATAAGGAAGGAGGTCTAGTCCTAAAAAGGATTAAAGCTAATTACCTGGTTCTTATTGAGCATGCCCTTATATTTGAGGGTATATCAAAATACTTTAAGAAGCAAGGTAAGATGCCTTCAGAGAATGTATTAAAAGAAGTATTAAAAGAATTGCTAGAATCAAAGGCATACATTGATTTGGTAACTAAGGATGACATCCCTAATATCAATAAGTTAATAAGCAATTTATATCACATTCCCTTATCGGATGCAGATTATATCAAGGAAAAGATTTACCAGTTCTCTACCTATGTTGAAATGAAGAACCTGAATGACTCTTTTGATTTAGATAACTTCGAACAATATGAAGAGTATTCAAGGAAGATTGAAAAAGTACTTCAGAAAAGTAAACCAAAGAAAGAGGACGAACCTATATACATGATTCGAGATATTACAGAGAGACAGTTTAAAAGACAATCAGAACCCTCGGTAATACCCTGTCCCTTTAGGCAATTAAATGACCTTACTAATGCAGGAGGTTATCCCGAACATTCTATTAATGTAATATTGGATAAACCTAAAGCAAAGAAAACTTTCTTCATGGTAAACCTTGCCCGAGGTTATCTTCGAATGAAGAAATCCGTATTATACGTAGATACCGAGAATGGTAAAGACCAAATCATGGACAGATTTATTCAATCTAGTATCAATAAAACCAAAAAGGAATTATACTCAGGTGAGTATGATAAACTTGAAGCTAAACATTTAAGAAAGCTTGCAAGATTTGGGGTTGAATTGGTGGTTGAGAGGGTACCTGCAATGATTACTAATACAACTTACATAAAAGAGAGGATAGTTCAATTGCGTAATCAAGGCATCGATATTAGAGTATTAATGGTAGATTATGCAGGTAAGCTTGCCTCAATAGCTGGAGACCGAGAGGATTTCGAAAGGATTTCTAATGTATATGTAGATTTGCAAAACTTGGCAGAAGAGTTACATCTTGATATCATATGGACTGCACATCATATTACTCGTGAAGGTAAGAAGCATAGACTTACTAGATATGATGAAAATGATATCTCTGGTTCAATTGCTATTGTTCGTAATGCTCAAGTTATTGTGGGTCTTAATTCTACCGAGCAAGAAGAAAAAGATAATATACTTCGAGTTGAGATGGTAGTACAAAGGGACGGTCTTTCTTCAGGTAGAGCCTTATTTAAATGTGATGTTGAAAGACAAAGATGTACAGAATTTACAAGAGAACAACGTAAACAATATGATGAGGTATATGGTAAAAAATTGGATGAACAATTTAAGAAGAGCACTAATCCAGATGCGGATTCTAAGAAAAGGGAAAGGACTACTGGAGACATTTAAATGTAAGCTTGGATATCATGAATGGGTAGCTGTTCATTGGTCTGAGTTTAAACAGAGACCTCGTAGGGCAATCTTTTCTAAGAAAGGTGGGAGAAGAAAAGCCCAGTATTATGAGAAACGATATGTAAAATATTACTGTATGAGATGTGGGAAGAAAAGATATGAAAACAAAGAAAATAGAAATAGTAAAAGATAGATGGTCTGATGGGGTAGTTTTAGAAATATCCCATAATGGTTGGCAAACCACTTGTATCAACGATTTAGATTTAGAGGATTTAAAGAAACTTCGAAGAGTAATTAGGAAAGCTATAAGAGAGTATGAAAATAACTAATCAGTTTAAATCTAGACTAAGGACATACTTCGTTAAACGATTGGGAGCATTTGATTATAAGCATGGCTGGATGCGTATACCAACTTGCCCATATTGCGGGAGAGAACAGAAGTTGGGGGTTAATCTTTCCATGTATCGAACTAATTGTTTTCGATGTAATGCTCATCCCTCTCCTGCTCAACTGATAATGGATATAGAGGGATTTACAGAATACCATGAACTAATTAACTTTTTGAACAATGGACAATTTGATGAACTACAGTTTAAGGAAGAGAAAATCGAACTTGCCGAGAGTAAGCCCCTGTATCTCCCTGAGGGATTTAGAAATATTTCGATTGGAGACAGCCAACTTGCAAAAAGTATTAGGGGATATATCAAGAAACGTGGCTTCAACCCCGACCAGTTTTCAAGATTTGGTATCGGCTATGGAACAATGGGCACGACTTACGGGTACCTTATCATCCCGTTCTATTATCAAGGACAACTTAAATATTACAATGCTCGGAACGTTATCGGAAAAGGTCCCAGGTATAATAATCCCGATAAAGCTATCACAGGCCTTGGCAAACAATTTATCATCTTTAATCATGACGCATTGGAAATGTACCGGTCGGTATTCATTTGCGAGGGAGCACTTAATGCTCTCACAATGGGCGATAGAGGAATTGCCACAATGGGCAAAGCTATTAGTCAGTACCAAATCAATGAATTACTTAAATCCCAATGCGAAAGATATATTATACTCTTGGACCCAGACGCCAAGCAATATGCAATCAATTTGGCGCTCAAACTTGTTGCCTATAAAAAGATCAAGGTGGTGTTTTTACCAGACGGAAAGGATTGCAACGATCTTGGGAAAAGGGAAGTCTTAAGGTTAGTATATAATACTCGGTATCAAAGTTATCAAGAATTGATTGCTATCAGAAACTCATTGAAATAGGGAGTTCCTATTATATTATAAATAATATATTTATGCGTGAACCATCTATCCATATAACTAAGTCTCAATTTGAGGAAATATTAAATACCTTAGAGGTAGACAATTTCCCAGTTGAGGCTTTTTTTGTTATTGCTCGAAAGGAGGCAATAAATCATAGAGCAGTCTTAGTTTCTAACAATAAGAATACTAAGAGAGTTAATAACATTTTACTAGCATCTAAGGGGGATGCTGCCCTCGTTGCTGATATTTTATATGCAACTCGTATAAAGTTAAAGCATCGGGGAGTTCGGAAAATAAATGAAAGTAATTCTCGAGAATGGGCAAATTGTAAAAAGCTTGCAGAGATATGTAATACCTTCTGTGAAGATTTTAAATTTGATACTCGTGAAGGTTTTATCAAGTATATAGAGACTGGATTAAAAAGGATGACTGATTATCGTAATGTTATGCAAAGGTTATTATCTATGCAAGAAAACATCACTAATCAAGTAGATGCTGAGATAGAGTTACAAAATTCAGATTTAAAACTTACCAAAGAGATACATGATTACTTTATAGGTAAGATTGCTAAGGCAACTGGTATATATGAATCTTATGAAAATCAACCCGAGAAGTATGTACACTTTGCAAAGGTAGGTGAATTCCTAAAAGAGGAGGGCTGGAATTATAAGACCTTCATCGATGCTCAGTTTGAATCTCTTGCATGGTGCAATGGGTTACCGGATATTGCACAAATGTATACGGATAAAGCAATTGAAAGATACAATAAGTATTTATATAAATATAAGAATAAACAACTACTTGAAGGTGAACCAGAAGTTGAAGGTTCCCTTTGGGATAAAATAAGAAAATGATATGAAAGGTTTACAATTTTTCGGAAACAGAGTAGAGGATGCAGCTAATGCTTTTATAGATGTCCTCAAGTATTCAGACCAATCCGTGGATTATCCAGATTTTAAGGATATCGAACCATGGCCTGATGAGATAATTAATATGTTCTATGTGATTTGGAAGAATGCCAAGTTCTCAGAACTAAGTGCAATTATTATGTATACCCAACAGTCTTCTAGATTCGAGGAGGTATCAGAATTGATGTTGGGTATTGGTTTGGTAGAGATGAGACACCTTGATAAGATATCGGACTTTTTACAAAAGGCAGATCCCTATGAGGATTACTCTACCATGAATATTAATCCTACGATTGAGATTGGTTCTACTTGGGAACAAGCTTTAAAGATTGCTTTGAATTCCGAGATAGAAACTATTGGTCACTACAAGAAAATCCAAAGAGCAATTGCTCAATACGAGGAACGTCCAGATTACGATGATGTGAATTATTTCCTTGAGAAATTGATTGCCGATGAGGAACATCATATCAAACTTCTTAAGGAAGCAATGGGCATGGATAAAGCCACTAAGGGTGTAACGGTAATTATCAAATGAGTAAGATAATTATTCAGAATGGGAATATGTGCGAACTTGACTTACCTCTTAAGTTCGCACAGAAACTTTATAATGAGTTTGCCATTCGACATCCGAATGCTTTCTACTTACGTACAAGGCAAAGAGGTATGCAGAATTGGGACGGTAAGATTCATTACATCACCAAGACTGGGCAATTTAAAATAGGTTTACTTCCCAAAGTATACGATATGTGTATTGAGATGGGGATTAAACCTAAAGTTGTAGATATGAGACAACCTTTACCTAAAGTCAGTAAAGTAGTTACGAATATAGGCAAATATAAATTAAGACCAGAGCAAGAGAAAGCTGTTAAGGCAGTTATCAATAATAAGATAGGGAATACACCTTTTCATATTGGCGTATTAGATTACACTGTTAATGCAGGTAAAACACTTATCATGTCGTCTTTATATTTATCCTATAAGAAGCAGTTAAAGACTTTGCTAATAACTAATGATTCGGATTGGTTAAATCAAGCTAGAGAAGAATTTAAGCAATATCTTCCCGGAGAAGATATCACTTTTGTTCAAGGCAAGGTTTTAAACTGGAGTAACTTTACTATAGGTATGGTTCAATCTATTTCGAGAAATATGAGATTCTATCAAAAGGAATTATCTCAAATAGATATGGTACTTATAGATGAAGCTGACCAAGGAGGTAGTAAGCAATATCAGAATGTAATCACTCGGTTATTTAATACCAGAATTCGTATAGGATTATCTGGTACGATTTATATGAGTAAGCTTGCTAAGGATAGGGTTAAGAATATGAACTTAGAATGTTTCTTTGGTAAAGTACTTGCTGAGTTCAAACTCAAGGATTCTATCAAAAAGGGTTACTCAACAAAAACCGTTGTAAAGATGGTACCTGGTAAACCCTGGTATGGTAATTGGGAATCTGATTGTATTTCCTATAAGGAAATATACGATGATTCAATCACCAATTGTTATACAGCTTGGTTAATGGCTTATAATAGATTACTATGGAACCTTAATCAAGGCAGATACCCTGCTCTCGTAGTATGCAAGCATATTGCACATTGTGAAAATCTATATAAGTTCTTTAAAAAGAAACTGGGCGATGCCTATAATATTGCCTATGTGCATGTTAATACTCCTTCTAAGTTAAGACAACAAATAATGAAGGATTTTAGAGAAGGTAAAATAGATATCCTGGTATCAACTACAATCATTGCTCGAGGTAAAAACTTTCCTAAGCTTAAGTACTTACTCAATACCGCAAGTATGGATTCACAAGAAAAATCCATTCAATTCCTTGGTCGTTTGGTAAGAACCGATGAATCTAAAAATAAGGTATACCTTGATGACCTTCATTATCCTGGCCCTTATTTAGATAGGCATGGTAAGCATAGGAAGCAATATTATCAGAGACAAGAATTGAAAGTAATATTGTTAGATAAGCTATGGAAGAAACATCCTAACCATAGCCTTATTAAGAGTTAACTAGAAGTACTATGAGTATTTACTTTTTCTCCGTAGGAGGAAAAGAAGATTACAATCAATAAGCATATAGGCATTATGAATAATGATAAACTAATATGTATCAGAGATGAGGATGATACTAAACTAACTACCCTCTTATCAGAGGGTTGGAGGATAATTCAAATCTCTGCATCGGGTATTTATTGTTGGGTACTCTTAAGGAAAACCAATAACACTAAAAAGAAAAATTAAAGGCTTTCAGTGATGGAGAAATATATTTTAATTACAGCGGTGGTTATTATGATAATGATACTCGCTTTAGACTTTATACTTTCCAAGGATGGTTATCAATGCCATTCATGTAAGAAACGTTTTCATAAAGAGGATTTGGAAATTAAGGGATGGCATTTCAAAGAATGGGTCTGTCCTAATTGTAAACACATTAATTATACTTATGATGAGGAAGATTAAAGAATGGTTTAAGTCTCTCATTGTTGGGGAGGTACCCAACCCTAAACATGTATTCAACTGTAGAGATTTGATATGGATATCAAGCTTGGAAACTTCTCAAAATACTCCCGAATGCTTTACTCATTATTTCTATCTGTACTGGAGTAATGGTATGGTAGTCAAAGTATGTCAAGAGAGTCATGATAGAAATTCATACCAAGAATTATATAAACTCAGGGAACTATTTATTAATAACATGGGTTATTCCTATGTTCCTATAGAGGATAACAGTGAGATATACATTTATTATAAACGTAAAAAGGATATATAATGGCTAAGAAAAAGAAACAACTTCCTGACTTATCGAAGCAAGATATTCTTACTCCCATAGATTTAAGTACTCTGGGGACTAATGGAGACCCTTGCTTTGGTATTGGGTATGATTTATCAACTAAGGAATGTAAACTATGCGGAGACTCAGAATTATGTGCATTCAAGATGTCACAGAACTTGAACATTACAAGAAAAGAACTTGAACAGAAGAATCAATACAAGGATTTAGATGTACTTGAAGATACCGTTGGTATCAAGAAATACATCCGAGGCTTGATTCGGAAAGGGAAAGACAGAAAAGAGGTTATTACCAAAACCGTTGAGAAATTCGAAGTACCAAGAAAACGTATTAGAGAACTTTATAAAGAGTGTACTAAATAATGAAACCAATAGAGATGATATGGGCTATGTTCAAGGTATACCTTAACAACCCAAACTATTTTGTAAAGCAAGAAGATGTACTTGCTAATTTATGTATGGAGGGTTCTACCGATGTAATCAGGATGTGTAATTCATTGGGAGTACATGTTTCTAGACCCGAGAAATTAACCTTTGGACAACTTTTACGTAAATGTAATATATTATGAACAGATTTAGATTTATCAAAGTAAGGGAGGTAGTATCTCCCAACAGAGCAAACCCAAATGATGCTGGGTTAGATTTCTATGTACCAACTAATTTATACCCTGAGGATATTCATGACAAAAACGAATTTGATTCAAATGGGTATATTTTAGATATGCCATTTAATGAAAATTTCGTAAGGCATATAGCTTTAAAACCAGGTCATCGTATACTTATCCCATCGGGTATCAAAGGTTTGCTAGAACCTCCTGCATCTATGTTAATGGCAGCAAACAAATCTGGTATAGCTACTAAGAAAGGGTTAATCTTTACTGCCGAGATAGTAGATTCTCCTTATGTTGGAGAGATACACATTGGAGTATATAACACTTCTCAAGAAATTCAGGTTATCGAGGCTGGTCAAAAGCTGGTACAATTTATTCATGTACCAATTTATATTACCGAGCCAGAGGAGATTCAGCAAGAGGAGTTTTATACTGAATCACAAATGTGGGGAAGCAGAGGAGATAAAGGATTTGGTTCATCTCAAAACATAAAATAGTGGACATAAGGAATATAAATGAACAAGTGCCTCAGGTAGAAGAAACTGAGGCACGGATACTACAAGAAATGTATGATCTTGGGATAGAACAATTCTCTGGATATAAATCTATAGAGAAGTTACTAGATTATCCCTTAGATATAAATAACCCAAAGAATCAAGTTATTCTAAAGGATTTTATTGGTAGAGTTATCGAAGAATTAACCGAAGGATTCGAATCTACCGATGAAGTAGTATCTATATATCGTGATTATGGATGGAATAATGATTGCTTAACCTCAGAAGAATACACTCAGGTATTAAATCATCTAGCAAATGCAAATGAGGAACAAGCAGATGCCTTGGGATTCTTCTTTACTTTGCTTTTGTATTCTAATATATTGCCAGAAGATATTCTGAAATACCAAGATGCAAAGAGTTTATTTGAGGTAATGGCAATCGGAGTCAAAGACCTACTCATCAAGTACCCAGATCATCGAAGTGTAAGGAAATATCCTATATTAAGTTCAACCGATTGGGCAAGAGAGGATAGAGCAGAGTATGATAAGATAGTTTCTTATACCCCAGGTTTTCATGAAATGAGCGAGATATCTCATGAAAACGAGAAGCTATATTTATGGGAAGTAATATATGAACTCAATAAAGCAAGGAACTTCCTTAAGTGTAGACCCTGGAAACAAACTCAAGTGATGACTAAAGAAATAGATTTTCAGGAATCATTAGTAAAAGCTTTCTATCTCTATATGGGATTCTTAGCCATGAATGGGTTTACTCCTTGCGGATTATTTAGTTTATTCTTTAAAAAACAACGTCTCAATTTATGGAGACAAAATACTAATTACTAGCATGTCAGGGTGGAATAAGAAATTAGAGGGGCTTCAACTTAATACGGAGGAGTCCCTCCATTCGTTAGAATTTGCTACTTCACAAGAGGCATGGGAAAAACTCAATGAGGGATTCCTAAGATTAGAGCCTGCTTTATTTGGAAAGGGGGCTATGGCTAATAGTGGGGTAGCAGTAGTGTATAACGTATTTATAAAAATACGAAAAGCATGGGTAGACCCAGAATTTGATTATGGGCGGTGTTTCAATTATAAAGAAACTAAGTGGACTAGCTTATTGAATAACTACATAGATTTTAATAAGCTTGACTTGTTGCGTAGTAAACTGAGAGTACTGAGAAATAAGTACAATCAGAATTACAATATAACTTATATGTTTAACAATCATCATGATAACGGTAAACAATGTCTAATAGCTGCGACTTTTTCAAAACGATTCGGGGAGGACATCCCAGTTATTACAATGGTAGTTCGGGCTTCGGAAATTACCAAGAGGTTAATATTCGATTTCCTATTAATTCAACGAATGTCAGAGTACGTATATGGGCCGGACCAGTCAGTACAAATCAACCTATTTGCGACTCAAATGTACGGAAATGTGGAGACACTTTTAATGTATCATACCCATAAACCTTTGAAGAAGGTACTTAAAGGAGCAGAGGAGAATTCATGGAATAAGAGGATAAAAGAGATATGGAAAAAATTCCAAAAGGGCACAGAGAAGGAATTCTCTTCATTTAAGGTATTCTTTAGAAGTTTTAAAGTGCTTCGACCAGATTTATATGAGGAAACATATAAATCAATGAAAGCAAAAGAATTACTTCTCGAGTATGAGGATATAGAATACCCGGAGAATGTAATCTCTTACTCTCAACGTAAAGCCTATAAAAAGAAACTTTTAAAACAAAAGAACAACAATGGAAGCTAGGGAATTTTTAAATCAGAAGCGGATAGGATTAGTAAACAAATTCTATTACCAAGTTTTAGAGATTAAAAAGAACGGTGCAGAACCAGATATACCCTTGTTAATGAAAGAGGTAGAGGATTTTGATAATTTTGTATTTCGCTACTGGCATATGACCTGGGTTAATTCTACAATGTCATACAGTTAAATATTTATATAATATGAGGATATATTCTAACAGTTTTGAGTTAATGTCCGAAATGGGCAGAGAACTCAACAGTTATGGTCAAACTGTAAAACCAAAGACCTATCAAAATAAAGTGATTGAAGGTAATGGGGATTTTATTACAAAAGAACTCATTTGCCAACAATATTGTTTAACTTCATTGGGAGACTCGGTATGGTTATTCGTATTCTCTCATTCAAAGGAATGGGCAGAGGCCGAGTTTAAAGAAAGAATTGGTTGGTATGATTTAAATCCAGGTAAAGCTTGGGAATTGAGAAAAGATTTATGGGAACAGTTTTTGGTGAATGGTAAGTTTGATTACACCTACCCAGAGCGTATTTGGAACTCGTTAGACATTTATGGTAGTACTTCTTTTAACTGTGATTCAGCAATGCAATCAGTTATTGAACTTCTTAAGAGGGATAATGATACTCGTAAAGCAGTACTCCCTATATTCCATGGTACAGATTTAAGATTCCTTGATGGAAGTAAACGTATACCTTGCTCAATGTATTATGATTTCCTTATCCGTCAGAATGGTAAAGGAGAGAAGGTATTACATATTTGCTATCACCAAAGAAGTTCGGACTTTGCCCAACATTTCGGTAATGATATTTATTTAGCTTGGAGATTAATGGAATACGTAGCTCAAGAAGTAGGTGTAAAGCCTGGTTATCTATATCATACCATAGATTCATTGCATATATACAAAAAAGATTGGCATTTCTTATCTTGTAATTTAGAGGATTTGAAAGATGAATACTAAGTATTCAAATATAAAAGGGTACCCTGGATATTATATATCTAAAAGGGGTACCCTTTTTACTTCTCTTAAAAGGGTAGGAGTTAAAGGGAAAGGACATGGTAGGAAAGGTACTACTACTGTGATTTCTAATACTTGGAGAAAGAGGTTGGTATCATTAACTTCTAATGGGTATTTACAATGTACTTTGTTTAGAAAGAGGTTTTATATACATAGGTTAGTATATGAAGCTTGGATTGGTAATATACCAAATGGGTATGATATTGACCATATAAATGGTATAAAAACTGATAATCGAGTATCTAATCTAAGAGCGGTTCCAAGGTCAGAAAATTTGAAACATAACTATGAGTTAGGTTTTAGGGGTTCTAATTATATACATACTTTTTCTGATAAAGAAAGGAATCTAATAATGATAGACCATAAAGAAAAGGGTCTTAGTATAAAGAAAATATCTCTTAAGTATGGATATTCTAGGTACTTTATTCATCAGGTATTGAAAGGAATTAGATAATGGAAACAAGATATCACATAATAAGAAACAAAAGAGAGTTAAAGAAACTCATTGCCTGTTGTAAAGCTACTGGTTATGCTTGCTGTGACTACGAAACAAATGCAGAACCCATATATAATAGGGGTTTTAAGCCAACTATACTCTCAGTATCTTGGATGCCAGGATTTGGTGCTTCCATTCCTTTAGACCATTTCCAAACAAAAGAATATACTTCACCTGGGTGGAACTGGAAGAAGATGTTAAGGAAATTTGGGGAAGAGGTAATCGAGAATTATGAGATAACTAAGGTTGCATGGAATTGGAAGTTTGATGACCAGATAAACCAAAAGTATCAGATATTCTACAGAGGTACATGTTTAGATGGGATGCTTGCTAAATATGTTCTCAATGAGGAAAAACCACACGACCTAAAATCAATGGTAAGAAGATATCTGCCAGAGTATGGTAATTATGAGAAACAAGATGCTTTCGATAAGATACCTTGGGATGAAAAAGAATTAGACCCACTTTGTCATTATGGATGTCAAGATACGGATTATACTCTTAGGTTAATGATATTCTTTGAGAAGAAACTAATTGACTTAGGTATGTATTCGGTATTCCGTAATTTATTCATGTGTAATTCACGAGTACTAACATCGGTAGAAAAGGAGGGTTTATATCTAGATACTGAGTTCAATAAAAAGCTTTTGGAAGAATATAAGCCAAAAATAGATGCTGCTAGAGACGCAATATATGCTTTGCCAAGAGTAAAGAAATTCGAAAAGAAGTATAACCAAGAAAAGATTGATAAGTATATTCAATCTATCGAATCAGAACTTGAAGAGTTAGATTATAATGACCCAAAGGATAAACGGAAGATTGCATCAAGGGAACAGAAAATCTCAAATATCAAAGCAGGTATATTCACAACTAAAAAGGAACAAGAATTAATAAGGCCCATTAATTTGGGTAGCCCAGTTGATTTACCTGCATTGATGTATTCAGAAGATGGCTTTCATTTTGATGTGATTAAGGATAATGAATCTGGTAAACCAAGTACTGATGAAGAAACTCTTACTAACCTTAGGTTAACGATTAAAAAGCCAGATTCACCAAAGGCAATATTCCTTGATAAGCTTCTTGAATTACGAGGGTTAGAGAAAATGTATAAGACCTATATTTATGGATGGTGGGAAAAGGTACAAGATGATTCTAGATTACACGGTAGGTATAATATACATGGTACAGACTCTAATCGGTTTAGTTCTGCAGACCCAAATATGCAGCAGATACCAAAGACATCGGTAGACCCTAATATCAAGAAACAATTAGTTGCTCCTCCTGGGTATTTATATATGGCATTTGACTACTCTCAAGCAGAGTTAAGAATGATGGCTCATCTATCGGGTGATGAAACATACCTTGATGCTTTTGCAAAGGGGGCTGACCCTCACTTGGGTATAGCAGCAGCAAAATATGGGGTATCAATTGAGGAAGCCTCTAAAATATACGAAGATGAAAATCATCCTGACCATAAATTATGGAAGACTAGAAGAAAACAAGCTAAGCAAATTGCATTCGGTTTGATTTATGGTATTGGAGAAGCTTTACTTGCAGTAAAATTATCCGACCCAAAAGCTGGTATTATAGTTACTAAAGAAGAAGCCCATAAAGAAATGGCGGAGTTCTTTGAGAAACACCCAAAGATACTTAAGTTCAAAGAGAAGCAAGAGAAATTTCTTCGTAAGCATGGGTATTATACCCAGTTATTTGGTACTAAGAGAAGATTACCTCAGATATACTCAAACGACAAACAAGAAGTTGCTTATGCTATTCGTTTGGGACTTAATTTCCCATGTCAAGGTGCTGCAGCAAATATGACCAACTTCGGGGCTATTCTTGTTTATTGGTTAATGCGACAAGGTAAATTACCCCGTATGCTTGAAGTAGCAACTGTTCATGATGCAGCCTATTTTTACTCAAAGCCTGAATATATTAATACTTGGACTGTTTTTAAAATATGGGATATATTGAGAAACCCCAGTACTAAGAAATATTTTGGTTTTCAAGTGGATGATGTAGATATGTCAATGGACTTCTCTATTGGTAGGTCAATGGCAGAAGAATTACCTTTTATTCCTGGGTATGATTATAGAAAGATGCTTCAACCAGATTTCTCAGTAGAGGAGTATATGGAAGAACATAAGAAGTATAAGAATGTAATCATTAAGGATTATCCTAAATTGTTTAGTAAAGAGATAAAGCAGTATGAGGAAGATTTTAAAGGGAAACTTAGATTGCATTGGTTGCCCTAATTACCATGTTACCAAGAATGGTAAGGTATATTCTAATTATAAGGGTAAAGGTTGGGTAAAATTATCCCTTAATCGAATTAAAAATAACGGATACGTTATAGTTTCTATTAGGGATACGAATGGATATAGGTATACTTATAACATTCATCAATTAGTAGCATTAGTATATGTACCAAACCCAAATAATCATAAGTATGTATGTCATAAGGATAATATAAGAACTCATAATCATTATAAGAACTTATATTGGGGTACTGCTAAGGAAAATACTCAACAATGTATTAGAGATGGTAGGTTTAAATTTTCAGATACAAAGTTAAGTAGACCCGATATACTTCAATTACTTTATGAGTATGATACTGGTATGATAAAAGCAAAACTTGCTAGGAAGTATGGGATATCACCAATGTTAGTATATAAATATATTAAGAAAAGAAAACGTTATGAAGAAGATTTTAAACGGGCCCACGGTATGGAGGGCTAAATGCCTAGTATGTGATTGCGAATTTGAATATGATACCAGTGAAACTTTTGGGGTTTATAATAAATCTGGGGATTATTTTAGGATAGTACAATGTCCTAATTGTAAAACTAATATAAAGCATTCAGATTCAGTATCTACCATTACAGGAGTGAAAAGAGAAGATACTATGTCTACATAAATAATATAAATTTATGGAATTATGGCAACACAGAAAGAGATTGATAATGCAAGTAAGTTAACTGCCCTTACTTATATGGTTGCAGGTTGCTTAGGTTATTCTATCGAAAATTTACTTAAGTATTTAGATGGGGTTAATCTAAGGTTGAGTGGACAAGAAAAAATGTTACTTAACCGATTAAAGACTCAGTTATCTCAAGTACAAACTAATCTTACTACTTTAGAGGGATTGGCTTTTAAAGTAATGGCTACGGATGAGGATGGTAAACTTGCTTATGAAGATGCCACCCATATTTATTGGGCTGCATTTTTAGCCTTACTCGATAGGGGTGGTACTGATAACTTATGCGACTTAAGATTAATGGCTTTGGTAGATAAGATAAGCATCTATAAATCTCTTCTTAATTTGCCCGGTATGAAACTCTCTTATCAAATGGCTTTTGCTCAAGTAACTAAAGCAATAAGCAAAGGGGAATTTAGTAAAGAAGACTTTAAAAACCTATTAGAAGTTTATGAAGACGGAACTGAAAAAACTAAGGGTTAAGTTTGAAGGTAAACTTATTGAGATTGATATCCAAAAAGAATTATCTATTAATGAGAATATCATTAATTCTCAGTTACGAGAATCTCCTTCTAGTTATTATGTACTTGCTTCTTTGAGAGATAAGTATATAAAAGAAAGAGATGCTCTAGCAAGGGAAAAAGAAGAAGCTTATTCGAATGCCTGGTTATATTATAAGGATGCTAATGAGAGATGGAATAATGAATACGTATCTCATAAGGCAAACCTTAACAAGAAATACTCTTCTATCAATGAAAGGTATTTGAAAGCTGTAGAAAAAGCAAATAAGTTCATAACTATATGTAAGTGCTATGAGTCACGCGAAAATATATTAAGAACTATTAATGCGAACCTAAGAAAAGGTTAACCCATTGAACTATAAACAATTACTAACTTTTAAAAACAGTATTAGAATATGAATTATTCAATGACATTTATCTCACCTCTTGTAGCTGAGAAATTTAATCAAGAATTACCCGGATGCCCAACAGAAAACCGGGTACTTATTTTATCTCCAAAGGAGGTAAATCAAACTAAATCCGGTTTGATTATCCCTGAACAAGTAAAAGAGGGAGTTCCTCGTAAAGGGGTTGTAGTAAAGAGTGGGGAAATTACCGAAGAATACAAAACCTACCGAGAATTGGTTGCTGTAGGTAGAATAGTTACCTATGGTTTGTATGCAGGTAAAGAACTTGAATTCGAAATGGACAAACTATCTCCTGCTCTCAAACAACTTTTAGAGAAAAACGTTCTTACCGTATTGAGTATGAACGAAGTAGTTTACTCAGAACCGAATAATTAAAACTAATCATTATGATAAAAGACAAGAAGAAAAAGAAAGTTTCATCAGAGGGACTTTCTACAAAAGAAAAGATGCTAGCTAGAAAGAAACAGCTAGAATCTAAGGGAAACGGAAGTGGATTGGTATATCCAAAAGAAGGAACTCTGAGGATGAGAATTAAATCTCCGGGTGATGACCAAGAATTGGGTATCGAAATTATTCAATTCTACCTGGGTGGCAATTTGGGAGGAGTTATATCTCCGGCTACTTTTGATGAACCTTGCCCATTCATGGAGAAATATCAAGAATTGAAAAACTCTAAGGATGAAGATGACAAGGAACTTGCCAAGAATTTGGTGCCAAGAAGAAGATATGTCATCGGTGGTATCATTTACTCAGATGAAAAGGGTAGTAAGGTAGATTACGAAGGCAAAGATAAGGGAGTTTTAGTTCCTCGCTCAGTATACCAGGATATCATTGACCTTTACCTTGATGAAGATGAGGCAGGTGATATGACAGATCCAAAAACTGGATACGATATCAAGGTAATTCGTTCCGGGTCTGGTAAACTAGATACCACTTATTCTGCCCGTGCTTGCAAACCAACTAAGTTGGACAAGAAATATCAAGGTACAATTGACCTTGAGGGGATAGTTCGTTCTCAAATCAAATCCTATGATGAGTTGGAAGATTTACTTTCACAGTATCTAAATGAAGATCATGGGGATGACGATGAGGATGATAAACCCAAGAAGAAAAAGAAAAAGGGAGTTCACAAAGACCATTACATGGAAGATGATGAACCTAAGAAAAAGAAAAGAAAATACAAATCGGATATTTAAGGGTTAGTAATATGGTTTCATTCGAAGGTGGTAATTGGATTCGTTCTGTTATCACCTTCTTTAGTTTAAAGACATTACATTATGGCAAAGAAATCTAAGGTTGGTTTAAAAGTACCAACAGCAAATGAGATGGCAAAGAAATATGGGAGTATGATTAAATTAGCTTCAGAAGTAACTGATACCGATTTATATATACCATCTACTTTCTTTGCTTTGAACTACTTATTCGGTAAGGGTATTCCTTATGGTAAAATCGTTGAGATTGCTGGAGAGGAATCCTCTGGTAAATCTTTAGTGGCTTATAACTTTGCTTATGCTACTCAACAACTCGGAGGTCATGTGATTTGGGTAGATGCTGAACAATCCTGGATGAATTCATGGGCTGAAATCAATGGAGTAGACCCTGCAAGAGTAACTATTGTTAATGATACCCGTATTGAATATATTGCAGACGTAGTAGCAGACTTAGCAATTTATTTACGTTCTCAATTAACTCACAATGAACCGATACTCTTAGTAATCGATTCCATTGCAGCTACTGACTGTACTGATAATATAGATGCTAAGATGGTTGATGGTAAGGCAGAGATGGGAGGTAGAGCAAAGGCTCTTTATAAATACTTCCGTATCAGAAGTGAGTTATTCTACAAGCTGGGAGTATCTCAGATATATATTAACCAATTAAGAACTGCTTTGAATGTCGGATTTGGAAAAGATAATACAACAACTACAGGAGGTGCAGCACTTAAGTTCTACGCTTCAATCAGAGCTGCTTTCTATTCAGGAAGGTCTGTTACCATTAAACAAAATGGGAAAGAAAGGAAAGCTGGGAAACTTGTCACTATCAGACTTATTAAAAATAAAGTTGCGCCTCCTCGACCTACAATCAGCAAATGCCCTGTATATTTCAATCCTAAATTCCACGAAGTCGGGTTTGATAGATGCTATGCTTTAGAGGATGTATTAGTAGATACCGATGTAATCGAAAAAACTACTGGTGGGTATAAATTGAAAGGTAAAACTCTTGCAAGAGGGGAAGAGAAATTCCAAAAGCTTTTGGAAGAAGACGATGAACTTCGTAGAAAACTTTTACGGAAAGCCGGAGTAAATACCATAGGTACTACTAAAAAGCAACTGGAGAAGATAGAAACAAATCTATTCCCAGTCGATGGTGTAGAATATGAAAACTATTCAGATTCAGAAGAGGAGGAGGAAGACGATGAATAAGAAAGAGGTAGAAGGTATAGAGAAAGTAATTAAAGAGTACCTTAAGAAAAATTTGAGAATGGAATCTAGGGTTAGGTATCTAGATGCTTATAGCCCACCCGAGAATTATTTAGATGTATATCTTGGAGAGGAAAAGATTCAAGAAGTTTCACTTTATGAATTAGATTTTGGACGATGAGCAAGAAAACAATATTACTGATTGATGGAGAGAATATTCTCCATCAGTCTTTTCATAAGTTCGAAAAACTTAAATCTACCGATGGCAAACCGAGTGGGGCAATATTCGGATTTTTCAAATCTCTACATATGTATCTTACAAGGTTCGAACCGGATGAGGTTTATGTTTCATTTGATAATGGTCATTCACCAGTAAGGATGGAGTTATTACCAAATTACAAGGGCCATAGGAAAAACATATCAGTAGATTATGAATCATTGCAAAAGCAAAAGGCAATTATAATGAAAATGCTGGGTATGATAAGAATTAATTATATCTTTGATAAAAAGAAATCCACAGTATATGAAGGAGATGACTTCTTAGCATACCTTGCAATTAAAAAATTCCAATCCGAGAAAATAATACTCATATCTTCGGATAAGGACTTTAATCAGTTGCTTACAAATAATCTAAGGATATATAATCCCAGAAAAGATGAGATGATAAGAATGGATAACTGCAAAGAATTATTCGGTTATCATTCTCATGAAACGGTAGAGTACCTTGCAATGGTTGGAGATACTTCCGATGATATACCAGGGTTCCCGGGTATAGGCCCAGTAAAAGCAAGGAAAATCCTTGATGAGGGTAGAATTGAGAAGTTTATTGCCCAGAGTAAGAACAAAGAATATCTTCAAATATGGAAAAGGAATGAACAGTTAATCGACCTTTTCTGGTTTGTAAGACATAATCCATTGGATAAGTTACCAATTAAGTCAAAGAAGAAGTTTAAGTATGAGAAATTCAAAGAGCTTTGTATCGAATACTCTTTAGCATCATTTTTGACAAATGAATTTATAAAACCATTTAAAGCATTACATCATGAGTAAGAGAATTATGTTTGTGGGTCCCTCTGGTATAGGGAAAACTACTTTAGCTAAGTATGTAGCTAAGAGAGAAGATCTACCTTTTATTTCTGGTAGTATGTCAGATTTATTACCTGCTACTGAAGGGGTATCACATAATGAAATATTATCCCTCGGTTCGGAGGCAATGTATAAATCAGATTTTCAACTTCTGAACAAAAGGAATAGGTTATTCAAGGATAGAGAATACTTCGTAACTGATAGGAGTTATGCAGATTTGGCTGCTTATTTTTGGTATAAGCAATCAAGAACTTTACCAGAATGTGAAATGGAACATTTTTTCTGTCAATGTAAGACTTTAATGGAAGATCAATGTGATGTAGCAATCTTCTTACCATTAAATCTAGATACTTATAAGCATTGGTCAATGGAAGATAATGGTAAGAGAATACTTAACAGATTCTTCCAAGTTCAGATATCATCTCTTATGGGGGAATTGCTTGCAAGTTGGGAAATACCCACTATTTGTATATCTGAGCTCGATTTAGGTATGAGAACGGAACAAATCAATTACCATTTAGATAGTATATGGGGAAAGAAGTAATAGCAATAGCCTTTTCAGATTTACATATAAATCTATGGGCTAAGTTTAATGAGAACAATCACAGGACCCTGAATAGTTTCAGGGTTTTGTCGATTATATGGAAATTATGTAGAAGGTTTAACTGTCCTGCATTATTTTGTGGAGACTTATTTCATAAGGCCGAAACAATGGACCAAGAATTAGCAGAGATATGTTATAATGAACTAATCGAAGGATTTTGGATATATGCCATATCTGGAAATCATGATATTAAGAAAATAAGTAAGGTTGGTACTAAACCCTTTAGCTGGCTTTATCAAGTAGAGAAGTATGGTATCATGATATTAGATTATGAAAAAACCCAACTATCCTCTACACATAAAGATATTATGGTATATGGGGTTCCTTATATTGATAATAACGTGGGTCTAAGTGAATACTTAAAGAAGTTAGAATTAGATAAAAGTAAAAAGAATATTCTTTTACTACACACTGATTATCCCGGTGCAAAGGATACCGATGGTAGAGAGATAGATTCCGTAGAAAACTTAAATGTAAATGTTCTCAATAAATTCGATTTAGTATTATGTGGTCATATACACAAACCTCAAAGATTATCAAAGAAGGTTTATATGATTGGGGCACCTAACCATCAAAGGAGAACCGATAGAGATTGTGAATTAGGGTATTGGAAAATCTATGAAGATTTGTCTCTGAAGTTTGTACCTTTGAAAAATTTCCCAAAGTTCATAGATGTAGAAAGGGAAGAGGATATTAAGGATGATGGTAATTATTATACAGTAATTCCCCAAAAAGCTAGTACTCCAGTTAATAACAAACATAAGATTACTAAGCAACTTTCTAAGAAGTCTCTAGCAAAAAGATACCTAAGAGAGAAAGGTATTAAAGATGAGGTTAAAACTAATCTATTAATTGAAACACTTAAAAAGGCTGAATCATGTTAACGTTCTTAAACTTAGAGGCAGAAGGATTTTGTTCAATAGAATCCTTACACCTACAATTAAACCCAACTTGTACCATACTTATCAAGGCCCCAAATGGGAAAGGTAAATCAACTATTCTCTCTGCCTTGGTATGGGCAATATATGGGAAAAACCTAAAGGGTGTTTCTGAGGTAAATACCTGGAAGCAAGTAAGGCCCAAAGATTACAAGGGTACTAAGGTACAAGTATACTTTCAGAAAGATTCTCATACATATAAGATAGTTAGGTGTCAAAAGTATGATGAAGTACTTGAGGATGGTGCTAAAGGTAAAGACAGACTTATCTTCATGAAGGATGGGGATATAGTTGATATCAAAGGGAAGGGGAAGATACAGGATTCTATAAACCGAGAGATAGGTCTATCATATACTCTGTTTATGAACTCAATTATGTTTGGGCAAGGTATAAAAAGACTCATACAAGAATCTAATTCTGATAAGAAAAAGATATTCGAAGAAGTATTCGATTTGGAGTTCTTAAACCTTGCTAAAGGCATTGCATTACAAGATAAAAATAACTTGATATCTCAAATAAACGAAGTAGAGCATGAGTCTCAAATGCTTAAGAAAGAATTAGAGGCTAATAAGGAGGCTTACTTCGATATGAGAGATAGAGAAAAATCCTTCAAGCAAAAAATCAAAGAAGAAAGAAGAGAGTTAAAACAAGATAGAGAAAAGCTAACTAAGTTACTGATTGAGAAACAAAAACAAATTAAGGATGAAGTAGATGCTTCGCTTCAGATAAAGATTAAAAAACAAAATGAACTAATCCTTGATTTGAGGAGTAAGATAAAAGATGCAAAGAATCTATCGAATGTACCACTCAAGAAAGTAATTAAAGAATTAGTAATACAGTTAGAAGCTGGTCACTACAAACGTGCATTACGTGATGCTAAATCAATATATAAAGCGTTCTCTGACCTTGACAAATATGATAAAGAATATCAAGAGGCTTTAGAGAGATTAGAAGAACTTAGTAGTGTAAATGATAGATATAAGAAATTGAAATCTGATTGTGATGATATTGCTTCTGATATTGCTTCTATTGACGAAGATTTGGATAAGCTCAAACAGGAAAAGCTTAAGGTTATGTCTCCAAAGTATAAACAAAAACTTAAAGAGATTAGGAAAAACTTACGGAAGGTTGATGAGGACTTTCATAATAAAGAATTAGAGTTAGAGAATTATAACTGGTTAATTAATGACCCATTGGGTAATAATGGGATTAAGGCTTATCTATTTGATTCATCCCTTGAGTTCTTAAATAAATGCCTTGATAAGTATTCAGAGGTATTGGGATTTAGGATTGAATTTAATATTGATTTGGGCACTGCTAGAAAAGAATTTGTTACTCTTATTGAAAGGGATGGGCAAATAATTGATTATGATGAACTTAGCGGTGGAGAAAAACAATTATGTAATGTTGCAATGGCATTTGCAATGAATGAAGCTCTTACTGCTTCTAAGGGTATTAACTTAGCATTTCTCGATGAGGTATTCGAATCTTTAAGTTCAGATAATGTAGAAGTAGTTACTTCACTAATACGTCACATATTCAAAGAGAAAACTCTATTCTTGATAACCCACTTAGATTCACTTCCTCTTGGTAATACCAAAATTCTGCAAGTGGAAAAGACCCAAGGCCTGAGTAGATACCAATTACTATAATGGTATATAAAAATACAATACACCATTATATTATGAACTCTAAGAATAAAGGAAATCGATTCGAAAGAAAGATAGGTGCTTGGTTTACAAAATGGACCGGGTACAAATTTGAAAGGAATAGAGCGGGGAGTGGAGCTTGGCATTCAAACAAGGACTCCACTTCCGATTTAACCTGTACTGATGAAAGGCATGCTCATAGATGTAAGATATCCATCGAATGCAAGAATTATAAAGAGATTAAGTTTGAACATCTACTCTTAGGTAATAAGGGATGCGATATACTGAAATTCTGGGAACAAGCTTCTAAGGATGCAAAAAGAGCAAATAAAGTTCCCATACTCTGTATGAGATATAATTCAATGCCCTCAGAAGAATTTTTCTTTGTAGTTGGAAAGGATTTATCTTCCGTATTCTATAAACCACTATTCGATAAAGCCAATATTATGGTAATTGATGTACCAAAGATAGATGAGATTCTTTATGTATTCATGGCTAGTGACATATTGAAGAATGTAAACTATAAGTTAGTACATAAACAAGCTAAGTTAATTCTTAAAAACCGGTAACCTATGAAGAAGCATACCCCATACTCATATTGTATATTTTACCTTGAAAGGAAGTACTGTGATAAAATCAATAAAGAACTCAAAGAAAAGGGGTATGACCAAATCAAGGCAATTATTCCTATGGTAAACGTATTAAGAAAAACCACAAAGGGTAAGATGGTATTCGAAGAAGTACCAGTATTATTCAATTATGGTTTTATGAGAATGCCCACTAAATTAGCATTCTCAAGGCCATTTCTTAATAAGTTACGTAGGAACATATCTGGTATCAGAACTTGGTTACGTAATACCGAGACAATGCACCCAAGAAAGAAAAAGGTAAGGATTGACAATGCAGAAGACTTTGATGATTTCTCTTTAGTGGCTACTTGTAGTAGAAAAGAAGTAAGGCGATTTAAACGTATTGCTAGAGAGAATAAGAAGTTTTCAGTAGATGATTTAGTCAATGTAAAGCCTGGAGATTACTTAGTATTACGAGGTTATCCTTATGAGGGAGTAGATGCTACAGTATTAGAGGTTGACCATCTTTGTAAAAGGGTAAAAGTTCTTATATACCCCGAAATGGGGAGAATGGAAGTATGGTTACCCTTTGACAACGTCATTTATAGTGTATATTTAAATCATGACCCAGATAAGCTTTATGCTAATTCTGGGGAATATGACCCTAATCAGATAACCAATGAAGCAATTGATAGTATAATGAGATATAGAAGAATTTAATGTTATGAACGAAGCTCAACAAAAAGCCTGGAGTTGTTTAATTGATAAAGAACAACAATCATTATTCCTTCAACTATCAGAAAGTAAATCTTCATGGGAAGCTGGTGAAATTTTAAAGTTATCTCATTACAAGTATCTTGAAATCCGGGAACGGTCAGAGAAATTCTTTAGGCTATTCTCGGATTTTTTTGAGAAACACACTTCTATTTTTCGACCAGATTGCCCCTGTGAGAGGAATTTCCAAGATTATATGGAGGGATGTTTAGAGAAACGATTAAAAAGAAAAGAAGCAAGCTTATTCACAGGAGACTCAGCTCAATTACTCCCAAAGGTAAACTCTAAAAATATAGAGAGAAACATGAAGAGGTTAAAGGAGTCTGAGGATGAATGGGATATGGACACTCTAAGATTAATTCTTGAATTTGATAGGTGGAATAACTTTAGAATACTTCCAAGGATGCTACAACAGCCTTCTGCATTTAAAAGACGGTCGAATAAAAAAGATAAGATATACATCAAATATCTACTTAATAGGGTACCGGATTGGATGCACACTAAACTCAAGGAAAGGTTTAGGTATAAAGTAAAACCAGGAAAGAAAAAGTATTGGGTAGCTTTAATATCTGAGGACCTATATACCGATGGTTACCTATTGTTACCAGTAAGACCTTTGGATGAAGTAGTAGATGAATTCAGTAGATTTTACATGTATGTATTCAAAACTAAAGATGATGCTGATACCTTTGGTTTTATGGTATCTAAGTTTATGATTAAAACCGAATCTGTTAAGCTTGGACAAAAATTCTGGCCAGAGTACCGTTGCTGTGTGGAAAAAGCAGTAAACTATAATCAAGTGAACAACATAGAATTCAATATTAAGAAATTGGATATGGCTTATAACACACATATCAAGAGAAAGCATAAAAAACCTAAATCCACTGCTGCGAACCGAGCAAAAACCTCGGATTTTTATAAAAATAAATAGAGAAATAAGATAAGATTAAATTATTTATTCTTATATTTGCAAAGAAAATAAATGAATATTTAAAAATATTGATGATATGGCAAAAAAGAGTAGAAAAGACATGAAAGCCCCATCCAAGGAGAAATCAAATTTCCTTGGTGCTTCTGGGAGAAACATGACTTATAAGGATTTAAAGAGAAAGGCTATCATATTAGGGATGCCTTTCCCTGATGCTTGTTCTGCTGGGGTATTTGACTTATTACATTATATCAATGTATCAGAAGAAAAGCCCGATAAATCGTTAATTGATAAATATGACGATTGGATGGATAAGCAATTAGAAAATATTGGGTATTCGAAAGATGACCCATTAAGAAATTCTCGATTAAGGCTTGGGTTTCTCGGAGAAGAAGGGGAAAATGGGCAAAGAAGAACCAAACGAGTTCCTGGGATAAAGAAACCTCGAGAAAAGAAACCACCAAGAGAGAGGGATGAATTTAATCTTATCAAGGGTACAAAGAAATCTTATGTATTCGAATTAACTGCAAAAGGTTTTGAACTTGATAGAGTTATTCGGAGAATGAAAAAGAAATTCCCCGAAGCAAATGAGAAATCTATCAATCTTTGGTATAGAATGGCAAAGAGGAATATAAATGGTAAAACTAAAGGAAAGTAACAACGGACCCATACGACCAGATAGATATTATATATGGACTTGGAGACCAGATACTACCAATAAGATTGTTACTGAAAAGAAATTATATAGGAAACATCTAACCGGTATACCATACTTTACTAGACACCAAGTAAAGGTTACCTTAGTTTATCTTTATGGTGTAGATGTTCTTCAGTATATCCATATAATATCTGGGAGGAAACTTATAAAACAAGGCATTAGAGAATTATCCGATATGAATGGTAAACTTCTTAAAAAGGGTAGTACTAAATTCTGGTTTAAGGGTAAATTCGTAAAAGCAAGGAAATTCATAATGCCCGATGAATATCACATAGATAAACACCGACGAAGAAGATTTATGGTACAAATGCACCGAGTCTTTAAGTCTAAAGGAAAAAAGGAATTCAATGAAAGGTACTCAATCAAACTCTATGGACAACGGCAAGGCATATCTCCCAAGTATACAAGGCAAAAGAGATTACAAATCAATCTTGCTATCCTACAGGATTTACAACAGGCTGAGTCAAGAGGAGAAAAATAAATTCAATCTGTTATTCCTGCAGTATCCCCCATTGGTAGGTTCATTGGCTTTATATTTAAGAAAGAAGATGAACATCCCAATACAAAAGGTACTATTTATCAAAGCACAAAGGGATATGCTTGAAATATTCGATGAGGCATCACTTAAATTTTTAGGGTATTTGCCTAAAGAAAGGTTTATTAAGAAGTCTCTATTATTTCAAGGGTTTGTTCCATTAGAGAGTATTAAACTTAGAAGTTCTTATGCTTATATAATGACAAATAGGATGATAGAAAATAAAATATGGGTCTACCCAATTCGATTATCCGATAACTATAAAACAATGATAAAAGGGAAATACAAATCTTATACCGAAGTATTTGGGAAGGTGGGTATTCCTGGGATAACTAAAATTAAATATAGCGATGAATAACGAAGGTTTTAAAATCACAGCACATCAACCAGCAAACCCATTTGCAGGTAAGAAGTTTAAGATAGTCACTTATCAAGGTGACAAGGAACTTGCCTCTCAGGCAATAACAATTGAATCTCAATTAGAATTAAAGACAACTCTAGATGAGATAAAACAATTCAATATTGCTCAGGAGGAATTATTAAAATCTGGGTATTCTCAGAAATCCATACTGGTAAAGAAACTTATAACAGAGTGATATAAATAAATTATTAACCAACTTAAACATTACGAAAATGGCTAAGAAGAAAAAAGAAGTGGAACTGAAAGAAGTTTCCAGAACAGAAATCAATGGTGCAATCATCATTAAGTACGAAGACGGCTCAGTAAAGATTATCCCTGCTCCTATCATGCTTTCTGCCGAAGAAGCCGAAGACCTTTTCGGTTCTGAATCCGATGACGAGGAAGAAGAAGAGGAAGAATCAGACGATGATGATGATGATGATTCCGAAGAGGAAGAAGAAGAAGAGGAATCGGATGATGACGATGAGGAAGATGAGGAAGGTGATGATGATGATTCCGAAGAGGAAGAAGAAGAGGAAGAACTGACCGGTGAAGAACTTGCCGAAATGGACTTCGAAGAACTTGAGGATGTCTGCGACGACAAAGACCTTGAAACTGACCCAGACGATTATGATGAAGACGACGTCGAAAAACTCCGTAAAGCAATTGCCAAAGAACTCGGTCTCAAATTGCCGGCAAAGAAAGAAACCAAAGGTAAAGGCAAGAAAGGGAAAAAGTAATCTGGTAACTGTATTCAAGATTTAAAAGAAGGTAGGGAAATTTCCCTACCTTTACTATCAACTATTAATAAACGTAGAAGTTTACTTATAATAACCATTAACTTATAAAACATTAAAAATTATGGCAACAAAGAAATCAGACTCCAAGAAGAAAGGGGATAAGGAAAAAGACCCCGAAAAAGAAGCTAAACGTAAAGCTCGTCAAGAGGCACTCAAGAATCGGCCGGCTGAACAACGCCCTAACAGCAAGCAAATCGACGTTATTGCCATTAACGACAAATCCAAGGTAATGAACTTTGGTTATGCCGTTAAGAACAAGGAAGGCTATCAGGGTGTAGTGGTTACTTCTGTATTGGTTACGGATGGCAAACCGGTATCAACTTCAGTTTCATTCGTTCCGGGAACTCTTACCGTTAAGTCTAAGAAAGGACATGGCGTTATTTGTTCTCCGAAAAACAAAAAGGCTAAGGAAGAAGAAGAGGAAGAATCAGAAGATTAAACTCCTCTAACTTACTAACTACTATCCCATATGTCTGCTATATAAATTTAGAGTTTAAGTTCATATGAATAACATCTACACTTAGGACGTTGTTCAGCCAAAAGCTCATTGCCTGTGAAGGTAGTGGGCTTTAATTTTTTATACCCATGGAAGAAGAGAAATTAGCAATTCGAAAGAACATTCGAATACTTGCATTGGATAATCTAATAAATACTTATACTGATGCACTAGAAGATAAAGAATTAAACCTGGGACCAGATGAAAGGGAACTTGCCATCAATATAATAAATGAGGCAAGAGAAATGCTATCAGAAGAAACTCAGGAAGTATCTAACCAAGTAATGCAAAGACCCAAATGGAAAAAGACTTAAGATTATTAGTGGGAAACATTAATCAAACTCTCAGAGAATTAGATTATGTTTCGTACCTTAAAAAGGTAGCTCTTAGTAAGGGTAAGAAAGGCGAATACCAATCCCATAGGTTGAAGAGTAATTATCTGAAAAGAAAACTCATATCTCTTAAAGGAGCACTGAATAAAAAACTTCATGGGACTTATATTGTTGCCCAATTTAATTTTATAAGGGGGGAACAGAAAGAAACTTTTGAACAAACTTTTACGGACTTATCTCAGAAAGAGGTAGAAGATATACTTCAACTCGAGGCAGTTTTAAAACAATGCAGTTTAGAAATCCTAGAAATTAAAGAAATCCCAACCCAAATTAGGAAGGTATAACTATGGTATTATGTAAATAGGAAATTCAATTATTCACCTAATATAAATGAAAATGGCTAAGAAAACAGAAAAGAAGAGTAAATCGGAATCCAAGACTCCGGAACTCACAAAGGCTAAGAAAGCTTTGGATGCTTACCTTAAAGAGAACAAGTTGGACCCTACTAAGGATTGGACCAAAGACAAGAAACATGGTAAAAAGGTTACCGAACTTGTAAACAAGCTCAACAAAGAACGGGACAAGGTAGCTGCTGCTTACCCAGAAGGTGACAAAGAGAATACCAAGAAATTGGTAAAACTCAGTAAAGAAAAAGGCAAGAAAGAGGAATCTGAAACCAAAGAGAAGAAGGAAAAGAAATCTGCCGGTAAAACTGCTACTAAATACGATTACCCTCTTATTGATGGTAGAGAAATGACTTCTGCCGAAAAGAAGAAATATCGTATGGAGCAAAGAAAGCTTGCCTCAGGTAAGGCTCCCAAGGAACCGAAGGAAACCAAAGAGAAAAAGGAGAAGAAGGTAAAAGAAAAACCAGCTTCGGAAAAGAAAGAAAAGAAGGCCAAAGATAAAAAGAAGAAAAAGGCCGTAAAAGAAGAGGATTAATCCCTTTTATATAAGTATTCGTTAATAATGAAAAAGGCCTGGCAATATTATTTTGTTCAGGCCTTTTTATTTACTCACAATTAGGTATATGGAACAAGAAGTATATAAACCAAAACTAAGAGTCACTACACTATCAGAGAATGGCACTCCCTTATCTGATAGGTTAGTAGATGCTTATACTGAGATGAACTCGGGTCCAAAGGTACAGCATAAGGGTCCCGTAAGAGTAGAAGTAACTCTCACAAATAAACAAGATATAGATAACTTTAAAGAATACTTAGATAGGCTAACTGGAGTATTACCCGCTAAGGCACCAACTGCTGGTAGAGGAAGACCTGCAGGGACTACAATTAAAAATCTTGAATCACCAAGGGAGGATATTCTTGCAGATGTAGAGAAAATGGTTGAAGAAGGTAAAAGCCAACAAGAGATTATCAAATACCTAAGAGAACTGGGTTTTGTATTTATTCTTACGGAGGACTTTCTTTATCACTTTCCCGGATTTGAGTTCGATAAAAAGGATGTTGGAGAAGCAACCGATAATAAGCAATATCCAAATTCATTCTCCTGGATGGCAAGATGTATCAAACGGGCCAAAGACCCCAAAGCAGATAAATTCGATCCAATGGTTATCTTCGGGTTTAGCATCCTTGGTGGACCATCGAAGAAAATTGTTCCGTATCTTTATAAAGAAAGGAAGAAACCATTAAGGGCTCAAGTTGGTAAGAATGTCATCTCTTTCTCTCAGGCAGAATTCACTAAACTTCCCAAGTATATGAGGGAAGATGAACGTATTAAGTTCTCTACAGAGCAAAGACAATTACTTCTCAATCCAGAAAAGAAGCCTTCTAAATTCTTTATGCGATGGGTAGATGATGCTATCTTCCCCGACTCAATCAAGGAAAAGATAGAGGAAATCAAGAACCGCTAACACTTACCTCCGTATTTATTAAAAGAGTATTTTATATAAAATAATTTTAGTATATTTGCATAAAGAAAATTTAATTATGGACAAGGAAACAAAAGACATCGTAAAGCTCATTGCTGGTATTCAGATTGAATCACTCAACTCAATCAAAGAGGACGTTAAAAATGGAAATGATATTGCCCAAGACTTAATCAAAAAACTCCTTCAGATTGAAGATGACGAGATTATACGGGCATTAGATGAACATCTTGAATTATACGTAGAGATTGAGAATACTCCTCAGTTGATTAATATGTTAAGTGAATACCAAATGCTGGTATGCTCCCATATATTATTCAGGATGGAGGATGAATGGGTACATAACAATTCTCAAGGAGTACTTGGTACTTGGGCAATATTCCAAAAGGCCAATCTCAAATTTCACCCAGAACTAACACTTTTAAAATTTTAAATATATATAGACATGGAAAAGAACGGATACTTAGAATCAGTAGAAATGAACACTGGAGTCGAAATGATTCCTTGCGAATCCTCTAACATTGAGGGCTTTGGTTATGACTCAAAGAAAAAACAACTTTGGGTTGCTTTTAAAGGTAATCGAGTTTATCGCTATGATGATGTACCTTATGAAATCTGCAACGGTTTACATCAAGCAGAATCAAAAGGTAAATACTTGGCAAAGAATATCAAAGATAAGTTTAAAACTACTGGGTATGAACTCCGGAACTAAAATAACTAAGGGTTTATTAATTGCCATAGGAGCAATGCTACTTTACTTAGGGAGTAAGAATAATGCCCCCATAGAGGAAGTGAGCATTGCTCCTTCTCGTTTAGAAAGCCCCTTGACCAGGTTACATTATCTTTCAGATAGCCTGGGAATTAAACCAAGGGAAGAGAAAAAGAAGCAATGGTATAAATATAGGGTAGAAATAGAAACGATTCCAGAAAATCAAATCTATAAGATTGAGAAATCTGGATACCAGCAATATGAAGTTTCTAGATTGGGTGAAACTTATTCTTATGTAACCTACGAATTTATCTCAGACAAGGTAATGACTACTCAAGAAGCCTATGACTTCGTAAAGAAATATCCTGAAAGATGTACAAGGGTACCCAATACATCACAAGATAACATTTACGATAAATATAACGAGGATTATGAAGATTACATAAATGACCCAGAGGATGAAATTAACTATCCTCCAGAAATCTTCGACTTCTTAGCCGATTAACCCGAGCAAATAGAAAATAATTCAAATAAAATTTTTCTATTTAAAATAAAGTTCTTATATTTGTATCAGAAAAAGAAATTAATCATTTTACTAACATTTTAAATATAGACGTTATGAAAAAGAATGAAACAAAGGTTACTAACCTGGTTGCAACTAAGGTTGCCGAACAACTTGAAGGAATTAAAAATTCTAAGACTACTAAGGCTTCTGCTCCTAAGGCCAAAAAGACTAAAAAGGAATTGGTACAAGATGCTCAAGAAGCTGCCACTAAGTTTGCCAATGCTAAATTGGTAGAACTCTCTCCTAAAACCCAAACTTCCAAAAAGGAACAGGTTGTCAAGGAAGTTAAGGAACAACAAAAACCATCCATCATCGAACAGGTAATTTCTAATCGGGAAGTTAAATACGTATACCCGGCCGATGTAGTTGATACTCTTGCTCGGAAGAAATGGAGACAACAAACTCGAAACGAACTCCACCGATTGGAACTTGCAATGGCTCGTATCAAGGACCAGAACTCCAAGGAATTCAAGGCTGCTGCTAAAGCATACGAGGACTTTAGAAAGAAGGTCCTCAAACCAGAACAAGTTGCATAACCCTTTATTAACCCAGTGCCCGGAATAAATTACCCGGGCACTCTAATTCATACAAAATGGATTACACTATCTTCTCTGATAAGGAGATGCTAAAACAGGATAAAGAGTTAGTCGAATTACATAAACGATGTTGTAAATCTTGGCTAATTCAGCATTCACTTAAGCATTCTAAAATTAAGAAATTCTTTATAGTTTACGATTGGTATATCAATCCCAATAACGTAAGGAATTTCTTTTTCAGGCCTATACACATCTTTATTCAAGCATTGCTTTTAGGTCAACTCGATAATATATCCGATTACATTAACAATAACAAAAATGGAAAACGCAAAAAGAAACGAACCAGAAAAGTATAATGTGCTTTACCTCAAAGGTAAGTATCAGTACAAATCAAAATATCCTCAGATTGATGCTAAACACAAAATTGTTTATGCAGGTCCAGTAGAACCTATGGCACCTATTTGGGATAATCTATCTGACATACTTCGGAAGTCAGAAAGAATTTGTACTGAATCTCGTAGAGAATTAAAGAAGTTAGAGGAACGTTCACAGAACCAATTCTACTTCAAGAAAAATGGTATCACTCACATAATCATATACAGATGTTTGGGACAATAGTAAAAGATCTATATATAGGTAAATCGAAACTGATAATCAAGTGTAATCAAAGAGAATTACCACAAACCACCTTAGTAATGGATGTATTACAACCTACAGGTTTTACTGGTAATATGCCAGATTATGGTACCTATGGTAATTTACTCACTACTGGTGAATTTGAAATAACCCCTATGATGCCTAAGCATAGGCTTTATGTTACGGGCATACCGAAAGGGGCAATCCTTGATAATTTTCGGATTAGAAGGGTTTATTGGTCCTCATACTATGAGGATGATATAAGGGGATATTTATTTCAGATAACTGATAAACATCCCAAGTTAATAATCACAAAGTAAAGTTATATGGAAGCAATAGATTATGTCAAACTATTTAAACTCGACCAAGAGAACTATGATTTTAAAAGGGAAGAGTTTATATCCGAATTAGGTAAAGATTTTCTAGATTATTGCCAAAACACCACTATAGGTATAAATCCAAAGTACGGATATATCTATTATTATCGGTTTAAGGAAATAATAAAGAATTTCGAAACTAAATTCTGGGCAATTTCGAAACTTAAGGTAGGGGAACCATTTACTCAGAAATTATGGAATGCCTTTTTCGCTACGCAGGTAGTACCTCTGAGGAAAAAATTATTCCCTGAGGTACAAAAATTAATCGAAGAACAAAAGGGGATTATCCAAAATGACCCAAGGCCTAATAACCCTTACCGTAGTAAACAAGACAAAAAACCCTCGAATCCTAAAAAGGTAAAATATGGCAAAGGAAATCCTAGACCTTCATGGCAATAAATTTAAGGTAGGAGATTATAAACTTTGCCTTAAAATCCCAATAACTGGGAAAGGTAATTTGATATTCACCAGGGACTTAATCTCTGGTGAACCTTTTAATTTATCAGTGAATAAGAAAAAGTATAGGGGATATTTCTATAACCTATCTTTGAATTTGTATGTAAGATATGATTTAGAGTATAGAGGTTATGATGAAAGTTCCGATATCCGAAAATCTCATTTGTATGTCAGAAAAAGAAAGTAAGATAGTAAGGTTCCCAAGACCCATGGGAACTACAGCTATGGCATTAGAATATCAAAAGAATCCTAATGATAGTCTTTTGATGAAGATACATAATTACATTATCAATCAATGGCTGATGGGTAATGGTGTATTATGTGGTATTACCTATGATATTAATACCTTCTCATATCGTATGGGCATAGATATTAATTACATACGTGTATTTATGAGGGATAGGCTATTAAGCTCTAGAATATGGGATAAAGATAAGGCAGAAGATTTATTGCAAGCTTTAATGGGAGAACAACTAGCATGGGCATTAGAAGACCGTATGGAAATAGCCCATCAGGTTAATATCTTAAGAGAATCTCAGGGAGGGAAATACGTACCGTTTATATCTGCCGAGCTGGGAAAGGCCCTTAAATTAAAGCTTGAATCCTCTACATCTCTGCAATCAATAGTACGTAATCTTACTGGAGGAAGTACTACAAATATCTTTGCCCAATTTAATCAACAGAACAACGTAACACAGCAAAATGCAATCACCGTTGAAGAGGCACGTCAAATCGTATTGGAATCACAAAGGGTATTAGATAAACCAGAAGAGGCTAAACTATTGGAGGATAGGTATGACATTAAGTCTCTACCTGAAGTAGTTGCTACTAAACAAGAAGGAGTAGATACAAGTAAAGAGGGTCTTAACCTTAATAAAGCAGAGTTAATGCAAATTACTGATGATTATAAGGGAGCTATGTCTTCATTCTCTAAAGAACATCATGAACTACGTAGAGAAATCGAAATGCGTATAGACCCAGACGAAGAAGACCCAGAGTTATATCAATATGAAGACTTTGAGAAAGAAGAAAAAGAGGATGGCTCATTTGCATCTCAATTCCTCCGAAATAGTAAGCTCCCATAGTTATATCCGGATATTGCATATTTAAAAAGAAAGAATTATATTTGCATATCAATTTTAAAATAGACAAAAATATGGAACTACCAAAGACATCTTACAAAGAGACTCGGGTTAACAAGGTTAATCAGGGTACATACTTTAAATTAAAACCAACTGATACTGCTCCAGTATGGGTAAGAGACCATTATGATAAATCATCTAAGACTTATGCTTGCCATAAGTATGATGACTCAAATCACGAAAAATTTCTCAAGGGAAAAAGGAAAATATACATTGACTTTACATTTTAATCACATGAACTTATTTAGACGAAAGAGATGCTGTAGTGAACTCATTGCTATTAAAAATGGCAACTTAGTATTCAAATTGAGTAATACTCATATCAATGCTGCTTATAATACTTTACAGGCAATAATGAGGAAATCTGGTATATTCGATGAGAATCTATATTTCGATGTCTATCAGGAATATCGGAAACATTATGCTATATACGACATAGTACCATCATTGCTAAGGTATAAGATACCCTTGATATTTTCAGGTAGATACCCAAAGAAACTATTCGATAATCAGTTTACTTTTGAGGAATTGATACCGAATGCTTTGGTATATCATAACTTACCAGAAAATTTCAGATTACCCGAAAGCTTAGAGAAAATTCTTTTAGAAGTCAAGAAAAGGGTATCTGCTTATATAGACCAAGATGGCATATCAGACCAGGGTTATAGGGATTTGGTTCGAACAAATTTCGTAAAACAATGGGATGTATTTAGAAAGGACCCATCTCTTATAGATTGCTATATGGATGCTCAATTGGGCATGATATATATGTGGGCTAGAGTAGAAAATAAAACAATAGTAAAGAACATAATCGAAAGAACTCAAGATGAACTAGCTCAAGAGTTCTTATCTAAAAATGACGAATATGGAAAATAAAGAAAAGTTTGCCTTCAGAAATGTAAACATGTCTCAAGGTGTAGAGGTAGAATTTATTAAATTGCTTACCTCATTAGAGACTAAAAGTGATGAAGATATTATTAAAGCTTTTAAAGCTCAATTATCTTCTGGAGTATTAACTTGTCATGCAGAAATGTTATCTAGAACACCAAATCAGATAATATTTCAAACAGCTCAATTCAGTAAACCCTATAACTTTTACAAAAACTGGGAATTATGGGTATTCTCTAATATCCTGGGTGTATGGACTCTAAATAGGTTTAGGATATGATTACAATGAAAAACCTCCAAGTAGAGGATATAAAAGATGAATGGTTATATAATGCCTTAACACAGGGCATCAAGGAATGTATAACTGCTCCAGTCCTAACTTTGGACCCAACAAAACCAGAACCCATTAAGAGGGCAGAAATGATATTAGAGAATTTCTCTCAGGAGGATTCTCCAGTAGTAGCTACAGTGATTGCCCCAGGCAATTTCATACAGATGATATTACCGAAACATGAGATACTTCTATCGGTAATGTTTATCTATAAAGAGAGAAATACCTATGTACAACTCATAATACAAAAACTTGCTTATGAACGAGAAAAGATTACCACCAAGACTAATGGTTCTGTTAGTAGTACTGAAGGGTGAAAAGGTATATAAAATACCTCTCGAATCAGGAATAAAATTGGACCATCTAAAAGATTTCAATACACTAAGAAGAATCCTTACTCCTTTAGTACAACTATATCATGGAGTAGGTTTTGATACTAGACTTACTTATGATGAGTTTAGTATCTTCTTTAATGACTTACAACATTTGGGATGTGAATGGTTAGATGAATATTCTTCGGGTATACAAGAATTCATAGAAGCAAAACCCATTACTGAGAATGACCAAGATGTTGAGAAAATACGAAAAGGGTTACTTATCTCTCTTAAATCTCAGGAGTTATCAGAGGTATTAGCTACTAAACTAAAGCAAGCCATACATGAAATATTTGAAAACGAAAAGAAGAAAGGTGGACTAATGTACAAGGAACCCTCTTTAGAACCTATGGAGAGTTCAATTATAAAAGAGGCTTTATACTTGCTAACTCCCCAATTACCTTAATAATTGAAAGGCAGTCTAATCCACTGCCTTTCTTAGCGTATACACATCCTTAGCCTCCCTAAAAATAAAATAGATATATTTTTCTATAAAAATAAAAATGCTTATATTTGCATATCATTTTAAAAATAGACAAAAATATGAAAACGAACTCAGTAACTTACAATCAAGCAGACGAACTAACTAAGGTAGTTCGCAATTTCTTAGAAAAGAAATCTACATTTGAACTTGACTCTGATGAACAGGGTAATCTTCTTAATTTCCTAATGGGACTCTTAATCAAACTAGAGGATGATTACAAACTCAATTGCTTGGATATTAATCAGGTACAAATCTATGATACCACCTATTATTCTTTCATTTTCGAATCAATCATAACTGCCGATACTAATCCCTATAAGGGGCAATTAGCATCTGCTGCAGTTCAATTCATGAATGAATTTACCGATAACGATGGGAGGTTCATATCATTCAATCAACTCGATAGAAACAACTGGATTTTCCAACTTAATTTCTCAATCGCATGACAAAGTATAACGTTAGTCCATTAGTTGCTCGGGAGATAGAATTCTCCACGGGCACTATCTTTGGTGGTAGTTGGTGCCGATACTTTATTTCAATCACCCTACATCAATGCTATATAGAAGCAACATGGAAAACCCGTCCTAAAAATGATTTAGACGGGAACAAAGAAATCTTTAACTCTTTACAGGAGTATCTAGATTGGTTTGCTAATCTTAAGAAAACTTACGGAAGGAGAATATCCCGTAAACAAATGGTATATGCTGCATACGATGAAACAACACGTACCTTCAGTTACAAACCCTACGAGAACTGGGCTACAAGACGTTCAAAGGAGAAACTAAATAAGCCCAAGGAACCAATGCTGGCCGATGAATTATACTAATCCCTAACCAGTTAATATATCCTCAGGGAGTTCAGAAACACCAACATCTGGGCTCCCTTAATTATTGCATATTTAAAATATTATTTATATATTTGCATAAGAGAAAAATAAATATAATTATTAACCGACCTCGAACAGGGTCACAAAACTTATTTCTTATGACAACTATTAACGAAATCTCAAATCACATTATGGGTTACTTCAATGGAACTCTTGATGCTTTTGGTTACACTGCTCAATCAGTTAACGAAATATCAAATCCGGATGAATCATACATGGGAACTCTCAACCTCCAATTCCGGGATTATCCTATAGACGATGACGAAAAGGCAGAAACCTACTGCAGAGAATCCGATGCTTTTGAACAATACGTAATAGAATTCATTAATTCTCATTGGGATGAACATCACCCATTAAAAGAACTTAACCCTAATTCTCATTACATGTCAAACTCCTATGGAGATACTATCCAGGTACATTTCAATGATGAATCCCTTTTCATTATCATTACCATGACAGGACAATATTAACAAAACCCTCTGGGAGGCACCCAAAACACCTCCCAGAACCTCCCTATTTATAAAAATAAAAGTAATTATAGAAACAAGTTTAGAAATAATTTTGTATATTTGCAGTGAGAAATATTTCTCAAATAATTTTAAATATAGACGTTATGAAAGAATTAAAAAATTTAGAGGCCATCCGGGAACTGCTTGCTTCTCATCCCATTTATACTTATGATTACTCAGATGGTCTTCTCATTAACAAGGAAGATACCAATATCCAGGTTTACTCAATCGACTTAGAGGATGAACCTTTTGCTGATTATATCTCAGGATATATCATCACATATGCTTCAGAGGAAGTTCTCTTCGAAAACTTAAGGGAAAACATTATTTCTCACATGGACTTAACAAAGGGTGCCGACGACCAATATTATGATTATTCACCCGCACAGGTAGAGGCTATCTTATTCGGAATCCTTCAATTAACCCCAGAACATCAGGATTATATCATAACCGGACTCAAAAAACATCTCCGGGAATTTATCCAAGACGATGAACAAGATGAGGACATGATATCCCAATATACCAATATCTACAATGCTATCGAAAAATGGGAATCAGACCACAGGGAAACAGAAATCTTCCAACAACTTGCAGTATCAGAATTATTTAACCAACTAAATAAATAATCACTATGGTAAACTTATATAAATTACTCAACGTACTGGAACAGGGCATGTCTCTGTTCCAACTTAATAAATGGAAAACCGAAGGCATCTGGTATCCAATCACCCAATACAAAAAGGAATCAGATGAAATACAGGTAGTAACTAACCTATTTATTGCTGACCAGGAACAGTACCATATCCAACTATCTGGGAATTATCCAGAAGAATCTGAAGACTGGAACAAGTTTCTAGAGGAAAACCAATGGAAAATCTATCCCTTACTTGCAAATATAATGCAAGTCTTCTTGCCCACAGGGAACTACCAATTATTCTATACTCAATATCTACAGGGATTCATATCCATAATCGCTAAGCCCCATGATAAGTAAAGAACTCAAATCACAATTAAGTATTCTTAAGGAAACTAACCCAGAATATATTCAAACCCTAAAGGATGCCGTAACGGCATCCTATAAGGCAGGACTTCAGGCAATCAAACCCAGTTCTACCGAAGAAGAGGAACAACTCAATATCGAACTCAAGGACATAGTATTAAAAATACTATTTGGGCCTTTCTATAACTATTTCGTATCAGAATACGTAGTATCAGATACTATATGGGAAGAACAGGATAAACTAATCGAGGACTTATATTATTACTTCAAATCATGACACCGTATATTCAACAACAACTTAAAAAGCTATGCGATAATCCAAATTGGTATGACGATATGCTCATCTCATGGGATAAAAACCCAAGAAATCAAAGGGAAGCTATCTATAACTACCTTTCTCATGTACAACTAAATGGGTTACTAGAAAACACTCAGATAGTTTTTACATTCATAGATGGCGACATGAAACCAGCTTTCTATTTCGAAATTCCCAGAGATACCAATCGATATCTTATACTGGGAATCCTCGATGAAGCAGGTTATTCTCATTGCTGCCTATTAGTCCAACCAAAACAAATGTTTAACCCTCAACTCAATTAACATCATGGAACCAATCGTAACAATAAACAACTACCCAATCGGATGGGAATGGCTAGACAGAGTACCTCTAGAGGACTTTAACTGGCTCATAGAGATATTTGCTATACTGACCGATAATACAGATACCTATGACTTTGTATTTTATGAAAATTCAGAAACCTTACCAGGACATCTGAAGAGGATATGCTCAGTAGACAGGATATACTTAGCCAACTTCCTAAATGAAGACCAGGGCTACGAATCAGGTATATCCATGTACGGTCACTACATAGCATGCAAATGCCTTGACATATCCTCAGAAGAGGAATATATGAATCAATTAACCGATATAAGAATCCTAACTAACGAACTAGAGCCATGCTAACATCAGGTAAATTCTTAGTATCATTCGAAGTCCCGGGACCATTACCTGGGACTACTGAAGGCTTCTGCGAAGAAATGAACGTAGTGTACAGAACTGAGGAACTTAATACCTACCTCCGCTACCCCAAACAACAAATAAACCCATGTCATAAACACAGTACCTATATAAGGCTAAAGCTAAGAGAGATCCTCAAAGTAAACCTAACAGATATAACCATAATCGATATAATATCACTACCATGAACATCCTCTATCACATAATCCGAATAATCCTATCCGTAGGAACTATCCTAACCCTCATACGAAATGAGGATATCTACCAAGCCCACAAGCATACCCACCCAACAAATAAAATAAGGTATATCATCTCACAGCTAATAATCCTAACCCTATACACCTCATCACTAATCCTGGTATCCTACACATATAGGATTATATCAAGGTACATATAATAATACTAAAAATTATGAAATCACTAATCCTACTCATCGTAACGATCTGGCTTCTAATCCTAAATGAAGAAGCCTACCTAACAAAGAAATTCATCTACAGAATGAATCTAATCGTAATCCTTTTAGTATATGCCTTCATACAGGTATACCTAATCGAATAAATACCCACAAGGTACCTGGAATAAATACCGGGTACCTCCCACACCACCCAACACAAAAACAAAACAAAATCATACTAACGCTAACTAAGGTACAATATCTACCTATCCCCTCTATAACTAATATACCATCTATTAATATAATAATACCTAATACATATATCAAGGTACCTCGCCGGGGGTTTTGGGGATTTAGGCAAACAAGGCTAGGCAAACTTACCTTACTATACAAAGCCACTCAACTCACTATATAGCCACTATACCATATAGCTCTACTACACACTTTAAAGGCAAACTCAAAAAGGCCTAAAAAGGCAAATAAATCCGACCATTAATGGCCCCTAAATCCCCTACCCCTAAGAGCCCTTTATATTAGTATATATTATATAATAAGTACTGGGATTAGGCAATAGGATTTGTGATCAAGGCAATTAAATTATTAGGTTTCAAGGCTAAATGGTTTATAGGATTTAAGGCCTTCAAGGGGCATATTTAGGTAATATTCCTAGTAAGTATGTAATTTATTTGCTTAGTATTTATATTAGCATTAACTTTTGTATTCTAGGACAATTTTGTGATTTAGAGGTACCTTGATTGCCTTAAATTGCCAAGAGCCATTAGGTATATATTATATAGGTAAAGGTTACAAGGCAAATTAAGATAATGGCAATCTCCATTAATGGCCTCAAGGACTAAGGCAAATATAATTCAAGGCCCTTAATAACCTACGAAGGCAATTAGGGTTATTGCATAATTAAAATATAATATCTATATTTGCAGTAAGAAAATAAAATAATAATCACTTAAAACCCATTACCTATGAACACTAAAGAATTATCAAACCGATTAACACAAATCGTACAAGGCCTTACTAATACTCACCCTATTAAGATTAAGGCTACTATCGAAGTTTTCCTTGAGGAATTTGACCCAAGCCAGAATTACCTTCTCTCTATTTCAGATGTAGAAGGCTTTGAGACCCAATTTATCGAATTTGAGATTTGGGACGAAAAGGATGGTCCTATACCAGGTATCAAACTTTTCAAGGATCTCAATATATACCTTGAACGAGAATTTTGCGAATACTAACCTATAATACTTATCACAATGGAAACCAATTTCGAATACCTAATTCAAATCCTCAGGGATCCCTCATTAGACACTTGGACTCTAGAGGAACAACAGGAAATCAATAACTTAGATTTATCCCAGGGCTTACATACTTTCTTATATGATGCCTATACTGGTATAATAACCTACCAACCCAATAAGCTAAAACAGGTCTCATCGGATATTATATACCAATCAGACCATATAATAATCCTAGACTCAGACAGTACTATTTGCCTAGACTAATTTACCTAACCCAGGGCCTAACTAAGGTACCTGGGTTTTTACTTACGCTAACTTAGTAAGCCCTTATAGGCTATCCTAATCTCTATAGGCTTACCATAGTCCCTATATGGCCTTATTGAATTAGGACCTAATAGGTTATTAGAGGGCAATAATAGGGATATAGCTAATCGGCCTTAATTCTTTATCACCTTAGTCCATTAAGGGCCTTATCAATATACAGGTATATAATACACTCTCAAGAGGACAGGCATAAGCCCTATAGGATTATCCATATACATATCATATATGCCCACTACAAGGCGTGTGAAGATTACCCTTGTGAACCTCCAAAATTAAGTGCAAATATTAAGTCCTTTTAGGGTGCACAATATTTTCTATTTTATGAATTTTTCACAAAAATAATTTTGAAAATAAAATTATTCATTTTCTCAAAAATTTTTCTTGAAAATGTTTGTAGATTAAAATAAAGTTCGTATCTTTGCAATGTAAGAAAAACAAAGCGATATTTGAATGAATTTTTAATTAAAACTTTTTAAGAAAATATTTTTCTAAAAATTTTGTAGATTAAAAAATAGTTCTTATATTTGCAATACAGAAATGAAACAAACCTTATTAGATAGTTTAATAAGTCTTGAATATCTATCAAAAAGGTTATAAAATAATAATAATAAAATATTCAAGCGTTTTTATTATGAAAAATCAAATTAACAAAGTGAGTGTAGAAAAAGCAAGTGCAAACAGCAAAGCAAATAGTTTAATTGCTTTAGACGTTTTAAAGTCTGTAAAAGAAAAAAATCAAGGACTTTTCAAAACTTCTTTAGGTACAAAAACAGAAATTTATAAAAAAGAACTTTTTGAGGGTGCAAACGAAAAGCAAATCAAATCGTTACGTAAAAAGTTCAGAAACGTAACTTTCAATTTTCTTTCAACCATTGCAAACAATGCAGATAAAAAACTAATTGAGGGTTTTATAGACTTTTATAAACAAGTCTATGTTTTAAATGATTTTTCCTTTTCTTCGATTGCAAGCGAAAACACTAAAGAAGAAAAGAAAGAGATATTAATAAAAGGTCTCGAAATCGTGAAAAAATCAATGAAGTAAAGAAAATCAGATAGGGAGTAAAATTTTACTCCCTATCATAAAAATAAAATTATTATGTTATTAATTTTGTTTTTTATCTTATTAGCTGTTTTTGTTAGTGCTTTATATGTAGTTTATATTCTTTTAAAGTCAAATCATAGAATAATATCTACTATTATTGACGTGCAAACCTTTCAATTAATTAATGTAGAGCAATTTCTATTGATTGAACAAATAAGCATGAACTATTTAAATGAAGTTGAATATACAATTTATAAAAAATTTTCTTTTAAAACTTTTTTACTATACTTATGTTATTGTTTAAATGAACAATTTAAAGAAAATTTAAATAATCATTTAGTAGATAATTAAGAAAGCAAAGGGACAAATAAAAATCTTTGTCCCTTACTTTTTATTTTCAAATGTTAAATTTAAGGGAACCGTACTCCCCTTTTAGTACCACAACTTTCGAAGCCCTCACATTAAGGGGTACCTTGAAGGCAAATACACATTTTTAGTACCAGGAAATTTTGACACCTCGTATTAGAGGCATACCCAGATATCCCACACCACATACATGCCCACATAACACACAAAGAAGCCAGGGATGTTAGGTCTCTGGCAACTAATTAAAGTATAGCACGAATTAAATCCTTAGTCCTATCTTTCCCAAGAACTCCTCGAACCTTACCACCTTTCTTCTCATAAAAGAAAACATAATACTGTTGAAGATTCCTTAACCACCATCTCTTAACTTCACCATACCCATCAAAGTACCTTTCTATACAATTCATATCCAATTGGGTAATCCATATCTGATACCAAATCCGATTACCTTCAGAGCATTTAAGAATCCTCTTTTCATTATCATCCCTAATTGTTTCAACCTTCACCATCTTAATAATCCTCCCTCACTGATTTTAACCTACTGGTAATATCTATTCTCCCAGTAACCTTTAACACCCTACTATTTTTTCTCTTTAGGTATAAATATCTTAAATAATCTTCTGCCCTTTCAATTGCCTTATCCTTATCAAGGAAGGTTTCTATATTACTCGAATTCTTATCTCTAAGTGTAAGCCAAAACACCAATCCCAGGAAAGAATACCTAATCTTAATGAAGTACCTTCCTCTGCTTGTATGGTAGTAAATCTGATACTGATACTTTCTCATAATTCTTTATATTGATTATATAATATCATAGACTTCGGATTATCCCTCTGGTAAATTACAATATCAAAGTTCTTTCTATAAACCAAACTAAAAAATTATGGAAATAATAAACTTTAGAGCAGTGGAGAGATCCACCCAAGATGTATATGCAGAAATAAGACAGGGAAACTCTGAGAGATGGACAATACAATCTCAAAAGAGTAAGTATGTAAATGGCAAATTGTCTGGGGTTATTGAAGTTGGTTATTCTGCTAGCATCAATACCCCGGACTATGTTCTGGAGGAAGACAAAAGTAACAATGGTATTCAGATTACTGCACGAGATGACGGTACTTCTGGGCTTTGTATACTTACACAAAATGAATCTGGTAATAAAATAAATCTACACCTTACTACTCCCGAAGAAAAAGAATATTGGGAAATACATTTTAATCCTATACCCATCAATGGAGTAGACACGAGTGCTTTTTTTTATATTACCACCAATATTAGTGGCGAAAGTGGATCTATGGCTAATGGTACCCTATATAAGAATTGGACAGTAAATCA